ATGAAACTTAATGATTACGAAATAAAAAAGAACCATGATATTTCTTTTTGTAAAAGCAGACTCAATGACGCGAATCTGCTATTTGACAGCGGGAACGTGGACGATGCAATAATAAACGTTCGAGTTGCCATTCGAGCAATAAAAGATTATCCGGACGTGGTTAAAATGTTTCTTGAAACCCTTGAAGAATCAGATTGTCCGGAATTTGTGTTATGTGTTGCTGACATATTAGTGTCATGAGATACCACTTCGAACCACCTAAAATATTTTCAACAGCTTATGGTCAAACGTACGAATGCGATCATCCAGTGTATAACAAATGTACTTTATATTTGATCGGCGATAAAGGTCTGGCAGTTATTCAACAGAAATACGTAAAAGAGACCAAAAGTACATATTGGACAAAAATAGATCCATGGCTTACCGATCAATTATATTTGCATCCTGGATTTAAGAAGTTTTTTGATGAAAGAGCTGGCGAGTGTGTAAATGATTTGTATCCAACAGTTACAATCAGACAGATTATGTGGGCTTTGAAAATGAAACCGATAAAAAGAGAGCGTTGGGAAACATGTTTCGATAGAAGGAATATTTGATTTAGATAGCTGATTATTTTTCAAGGAGGAAATTAATATGAACAAAATGATTAAAGTTTGTGTAATTGGAAGTATCGTATATGGAGTGATGGAATTTGCATATTCGTTTGGTAAAGGACGGATGTTAGGTATTTTAAAAGCTTACAACGCTTCTGCCGAAGATTGCATAGATTTATTATCTAGCGACAAACGAAAAAAAGCACGATTCATATCAAGAGTAGCTAAAAATACTGCAGAATATAAAGCTTCAAAAATCGAGTCATAGATTCGTTACTATTTTCGCATAATAAACAGTTTCTTTTATGGAATCATAAACAAAGGAGGATACTTATTATGTTCAGAAAAAAGAGAGATGCTATGGAAGCAGTTATTAAAGGTCAAAGCGATATTTTAGAAATCGTAAAGGCTCAACAGAAATCCATAGATATTTTGATTAAAAATCTGACGGATTTACAGAAAGTTTGTTTAGAACAGATTCATGAGGAGGAGGCATAAGCCTCTTCTTTTTATATTCGCGAGTCAAACACTTCCTTTAATGACTAGATGAAAAATATTAAAGGAGGTATCGTTATGATATTATTTACAATTTTAGCAACAATATTAACTATTTTGGTGGTAGCCACCGTACTAATTATTAGTGTATTTGGTGCAGTTGGTATCATTATATTTGGTGACGTTATTGTATGTATAGTGTTAATAGTATTACTGATGAAATGGCTCATTAGTAGAAAGAAAAAATAGTCAACAGAGAGAAAGGTCAACAATGGCTTTTCTCTTTTATTTTTTCAGCAAATCGAAAGGAGGAAATCTATGAATAAAACCAAAGCCGATGAAATATTGAGAACCCGTGAATACACGCTTATACTTCTGAAAATAGATGATGTGCATTTGGGATATGCAGTGTATCAAAGCACGAGCCGGAATCGTCAGGTTATATTAGAATGGTACGATAGCGAAGGTTCTGTCCGTGCCGAAACTCTTTCTACAATAACTGACATGTATGGATGTATGTTTCATAAACCAGTATATTTACCGGTTTTAGAAATGAAAGCATTTATATCAAAAATAGAACAATTCAGAAAGGGAGATTACGATGAAATCTAAAGCTTTTATCCAGAGAAATTCTGCGACCGTATTGGCTATCGCTGGAGCAGTAGGTGTAGTGGCGACTGTGATTACAACAACCAGAGCAGCACCGAAAGCTCTTAGATTACTCAAAGAGGCTGAAGAACTTGAAAAACATGAACTTACAATTTGGCAGAAAATGCAGGTAGCCATTCCGGTTTATATTCCAGTAATCTTAACCGGATCAGCTACAATATTCTGTATTCTGAGTTCAAACATCCTTAACAAAGCATCTCAAGCGTCACTGATGAGCGCGTATGCAGTATTGGATCAGTCATTCAAAGATTACAAGAGAAAACTTAAAGAATTATATGGAGAAGAAACACATGAACGTGTAATGGAATCCTTAGCAATCGAACAAGTAGATGCCCCGAGGATTACTGCGGTTTGTATGTGTGATGTTATTGATTTATCTGGTGATCCGTCATTATGCGGGCCGGAGCTATTGTTCTACGATGCGTTATCAAAAAGATTCTTTAATTCAACACTGGAATCTGTCTTATCCGCTGAATACCATACGAATAGAAATTATATTTTAGCCGGGTGTCAAGTGGTTAACGAATGGTATGATTTCTTGGGGTTGATGCATGTAGAAAATGGAAACGACATGGGGTGGGTTCCCATGGACGAGGGAGAGTTCTGGATTGATTTTAATCATAAAAAGGCAAGTCTGGAAGACGGAACACCATTCTGGATTATTGAAATCATGCAGACTCCATATCCAGATATTGATATGTTGTGATTCGCAAAAATTTCAAACACCTTAATGAAAGGAGGATGTAGACACTATGAAGAAAACAGATTGGAGTAAATTTGCTATTGTAGCGATTAATGCACTCGCAGCGATTGTAATTGGTGTGATTTCAGAGAATCGTGCAGAGAAGCAGATTGACGAAAAAGTGGAAGAGTATCTTGCTCAGAAAGAACAGGAGGAGGCTTAGGTCTCTTCCTTTTATATTTTTCAAGGGAGGAAACATATGTTGTATGAAGAAAATATAAAAATTCCGAAAAATACAGATATGGATATGGTAGACGCATATTACGTAGTAAAGGTGTTTACCAAAGGAAGTAAATTTGGAATCGGTAACGGTCGCATTCATAAGCTATGTATCAAAATTGATGGAAAAATCACAGCAAGATATGATCGAGGATGGGACATTATGCCTGCTGAAGACGACATGGCGACACAGAATCTAATTACTTTTCTTATGCTTACGTATAGCTAACAGCAAAAGAACAGGAGGAAAGACAAAATGACAATGACTGAGTTCGACAAATTGAAAATCGGAGACGAAGTCGTATTAAATGGGCATTGTAAAAGAAATGCAGGTGTCCATTGTACGGTCATAAGTATTGATGGTTTCAACAGAACCGTTGATATTCAAACCGTTAATAATGAACCGATTTATATCTCGTGTGGCAACAAAACAGGCATTAAGACGATTTGGAACACTTTTAGTTATCAATCAATAAATTTAGCGTAGAAAGGAACTGATAACATGACAAATTTTATTGGTAACATTAGAACAGGGATTAGTAAAAACAGTCCAGCACTTCTTACAGCAGTAGGGATAGGGCTTGGAATTGGGGCTACTATATCTGCGGTAACGGCAACTCCAAAAGCTTTGAGACTAATTGACGAAGCGGCTGAGATTGCTGAGGAAAATGAACAGGAATTCACCAAAAAAGATATTTTTATAGCTGCATGGAAACCGTACATACCATCATTTATTTTAGGCGGATTATCTATCACTTGCCTGATCGGTGCAAATTCAATCAATCTCAGACAGAAAGCAGCTCTGGCTACGGCTTGTAATTTGTCAAAAGAAGCTTTATTCGACTATCGACGCAGAGTTGTTGAGGAGATTGGCGAGGAAAAAGAGCGCGTGATCAATCAGAAAGCTAAAGAAGATAAAGCAAAACGGGTTGTCAAAAAAGAACCGGCTACTAAAACGATTGTTATTGGGAATGGAGATTATAAATGTATTGATGTTATTTCGAACTATCCATTCTCATCAAACAAAAACAAAATTGAAGCTGCAATTAACAAACTCAACCGTACAATGACATATGACATGTACGTCTCTTTATCAGATTTATATGATGAGTTAGGTATTCCTCACACAAAGATCAGTGACGAACTTGGATGGAATCTGGATGAGGGATTGATCGAGGTGTCGTTTGATTCCATTGTCGGTGAAGATGGAACGCCTAGTCTGGTTATGGATTATACCGTAGCCCCGAGATATGATTTCTCAAAACTTATGTAAACGCGAAAATTTCAACGTCTTTAATGACAGAATATAAAAATTATTATAAAGGAGGACATAACAATGTCAGATGAAAACAAAAAAGTAGTAGAAATGGAAACTGTAGAGGATGTAGAAGTAACTGAAGTTGCTGAAAGCAAACTTGATAAAGCAAAAGCAGGATTCAAGAAACACGGTAAAACTATCGGTATGGTAGTTGCTGGTGTAACTCTTGGAATTCTTGGATATGCTTTAGGTTCAAGAAAATCAAATGGAGGCAACTACGATTACGACGAAAATGTAGTTGACAGCTACTGCACTGTGGAAGATGTTGACGAGAGTCCAGTAGAATAATTATATTCTAGGCTGAGGGGCATACCTGTAACAAGGTATGTCTCTTTTTATTTTGGAGGTAACGTATGGCGGTATATAGATATGATGGACCGGTGATGGAGTTCGATAAGTGTATTTCAAATAGATGGCAGGGGGAAACAACCGCGTCTTCTGAGAAAAAGGCACGTAGCAATCTGGCGTATCAGTTTAAGAAATGGGCGAAGCGTACAGCCGATTCAAGAATCACATTACCAGGGAAATTGACAATTATGGAAGCGTAAAAGGAGCGTAAGTATGGATATCAATAATCTTCCAGCAAATTCTCACAGATCAAAAGAGGAGAAAGGGGAAAAAGAAAAGAAAAAAGTTGAAAAAGTTGTAACCGGTAAGGTTAAAACCAGAAAGAAAACCAAAGCTTCTAAATTTACTGATGCATTCGTATCTGAGAATTCTGGTGGCGTAATGGAGCATACAGTTATGGATATTTTGGTTCCAGCTATTAAAAATACTGTTCTGGATATAGTTTGGGACGGAATTAATATCATGTTCTTTGGTGATACAAAACCGAAAGGAAATCGTGGAGGCAACAATAGACCAAATTCAAGCTACGTTTCGTATAGATCATATTCGGATAATTCCAGAAGAGACGATCGCAGTTACACAAGAAGATCAGTGTATGAATTTGATGATATTTTACTTGAGAGTCGTGGAGAGGCAGAGGACGTATTAGACAGTCTTGATGCTATAATCGACGATTATGGTTCAGCTACAGTTGCAGATTTATACGAGCTTGTAGGAATCACCGGTAATTACACAGATAATAACTACGGATGGAAAAATCTTCGTAATGCAGATATTATTCGTGTTCATGGCGGAGATTACATGATTCGTTTCCCGAAAGTGGTACCAATTAAATAATTTATATACAAATCGAAAGGAGAAATTAGTATGAACAGAAAAGAGATTTTAAACAAGGCAGAAAGCATCATTAACGGAGAGCGTGAAGGCGCATATGGCAAACCGGAGGATAGCTTTGATCGTATTGCTCAGTTATGGAGCGTGTATCTGAACCATGATATTTCATCTGTTGATGTGGCAAACATGATGGTATTGCTCAAGGTAGCTCGTAATGCGGGAGGAGTGTATAAGGACGATAACTGGATTGATATTTGTGGCTATGCAGCTCTCGGTGGAGAAATTCAGAGCAAATTTGATTACGACGGTTTCGGACAGTTTATGAATAAACCTGTTGAAGGAACAGATGAAAATATCCTTGGCGAAGCAGGTGCAGCTGGTGACCCAAAAGGTGATGATATTCCGTATCCAGTAAACGTTATGGCGTTTGATAACCCAGTAGAGGCTGCTATCGCTCTTAATGGAATAAAACAAATTATCAAGCGCTATGGCTCATGCTCGATCAATGAATATTATTATATTTGTGGCGAATCTGGCTGGCGCGGATATATGAAAGAAAAATATGGATGGAATGATCTGCATAAATTATTATCTGGATATGGTATTGGACTTTCTGCATCTGGCAAATGGGTTCTTAAAATGCCACCAGCAGTAAAATTAGATAGGGGAGAGAACAAATAATGAATATTAAAAGAGCAGGTAAAAACATCGTGGTTGAAACCGAAAAGCCGATGACATATAGAATTGGTTTCAATGACGGCGATGAAACGGAATTGAATGTCAGCAATATGTCTGAATTAGAAGAATTGTGGTTATCACTTTGTCCGGAGTTTGGCTGTGCGCCAGATAGCGTAGATTATGTGCACAAAGTAGGTTATGAGGAGGCAGAATAAAATGAAAGCTAATATTATGAATAAAATGACAAGATCGCTTGGAAAAGTAAAACTGAAAACTATGAAATACAGCCCGGAGATTCTTTTGGTCTCCGGTATTGTTTTGGGTGTGACAGGAGCTGTAATGGCTTGCAAAGCATCTACGAAACTGAACGACATTATGGAATCTCATAAGGACGACATTGCAGCTGTAAACGATGCTGAAGAGCACCCAGACAATCTTCCCGAAGAGTATACTCCAGCTGACGCGAAGAAAGACCGTATGATCATTCGTGCGCAGACAATGGTTAAACTTATCAAATTGTATGGACCAGCAGTAGCAATGGGTACATTATCTGTAATGTCAATTCTGGCATCTCACAATATTATCAGAAAGAGAAATCTTGGACTCGCTGCAGCATACGCGTCTGTAGATAAAGCGTTCAAGGATTATCGTAAACGTGTGGTTGACAAATTCGGTAAAGATCTGGATCAGGAGCTTCGATTTGATACTCATGCGGAGGTTGTAAAAGAAAAAATCAAAGACGAAGATGGTAAAGAGAAGACTGTAAAGTCTACATACAACGTATACGATCCGGAACGATTCAGCGGATATGCAAGAGTATACGCCGAGGGTTGTAATGGTTGGACCAAAGACCCAAGCCACAATATGTGGGTTCTTAAAAGCATCCAGTCTCAGTTAAATGATCAGCTGAAACGAGATGGTTTCTTATTCCTGAATGATGCATATGAGGCTCTTGGTTTCCCTCGTACAGCAGAAGGACAGGTAGTCGGATGGCTTTATTGCGATGATAATGCTGTTGGCGATAATTTCGTTGACTTTGGTATTTTTGATGATATGTACAAAGCCAAAGAGAATTTCATCAATGGTTATGAACGCAACATCATTCTTGATTTCAATGTAGACGGACCGATTGTAAATATGATGTGAATGGCAGGTCTGAATACCACAGTATCGGGAAATAAGTATAGAGATCTCATCGATCGAAAGTAAAAATGTTTTTATCAAAGGAGGATCCATAGTATGACTGGAAGAGAATTGATTATTTATATTTTAGAAAACAATCTGGAAAATGAGGAAATATTCAGTGGCGATACGGTTAATTTACCGGGTTTACTTACGCTTGAGGAGGCGGCAGTAAAAATGAACACTGGTGTTTCCACAGTCCGAACCTTATATACACTCGGCAAGATTGAAGGTTGTCAGATTGGCGGACAAATTTATATTTGTGATAAGAGAGCGAGTAAAGTATGATATTACGAAAAATAAGGGCTTTTGCCATGGTTACTCTACTGAGTTTATCTATTTGTAGGCCGATTAATGCATCGGCAACTACAGCAGGAATATCGTTGGTAACTATCCAACTCTTAAAGCCTACATACATTGGATATACTACTGCATCTGTTAACGTTCGGCTATCTCCATCTACAGATTCTGAAATTCTTGATACTTATATTTTCAACACGCAAATTGAATATTCTGATTATGACGACGAATGGGTATCTATTAATCACGATGGTCAAACTGGATATCTATATAAAAGCTACATTTCAAAGCAGTCCTGTGCATATATTGATTATGATGCTCCGGAGACGTCCGGGTACAAATCATTCATGGATTACAATATGATCACAGACCGTAGTTCAGCTCAGTATATACTGCAGAATACTGAAGCTTACACAGGAAAATTTGGTATTCGACAAGTCGATGGACGATATTGTGTCGCCATTGGTTCGTATTTTACATCGGAAATTGGAACCTGGTTTGACTTGGTATTAATGAACGGGACAGTCATTCCATGTATCCTCGCCGATCAAAAAGATGACAATGATACCGATAGTGCTAACATTGTTACAAAACATAATGGTTGTATGTCTGAATTTGTAATAGACTGGGATAATTTGAACCGATCTGCAATGCGTGATGGAGATATTTCGAGTTGCACTGAATCTTGGAATAGCCCTGTCGATTACGTAAGGGTGTACGAAAAGGAGGATTAAATCGATGAGAAAATATACATTTGTATTTGTCACTTTAGCAAGCATATTCTTCATGGGAGGAATCGCCATATTACAAAGGGGTTGAACGGTATGGATAAAATCGAAAGGATGCTATACATGTTGCAAATGTCACTGAGCACAAGTAAGAAGCGACATATTACAGGCGGTGTATTTTTGAGTCTATCGTTATTTTTCGGTGGCCTCGCAATAACTGCTATAACATTGAAACCCGACGATAAAGAGGACGACGTAACAACACTATATAAGGAGTATGAAGAAGATGAATACATGTAAAAATTTATTGATATTTTTAGCAGGCGCAGCACTTGGAACAATTGTTACCGAACGAGTATTAAAAACAAAATATGAACAGATTGCAGAGGAAGAGATTGCATCTGTAAAAGAAGTTTATGCAAAGAAAATGAAAAAGCTGGAAGAGCCAACCGAAGGCGATACAGAACCAGAACCGACAAAAGAAGAGGTTAATCAGTATCGCGAAATGGCATCCAACTATACTAACTATTCAAAAATAAAAAAGGAGGATGAAAAAGAAGTGGTAGAAGTTTATACACCACAGGTGATTTCGCCTGATGAATTTGACACTAATGATTTCAAAACACAGACATTAACATTATACGCCGACGGCGTTCTGGCGGATGAATACGATAATGTGATCACAAATGTTGATGAGATTGTCGGTGAGGAATCATTAGATCATTTCGGTGAATACGAAGAAGATACAGTATATGTCAGAAATGAGGAGCTTGAAACAGACTTCGAGATTCTCAAGGATGACTCCAACTATAGAGATATGTTTTAAACAGGAGGTAGCCTATGGATATTAACGACGAATATTATAAATGGTTACGTTCTATCGTCGATAAGCATATACGCGATATTTCATATGGCTACCTATTGGATGCGTTATATCACAGAGAGTATGATCCAGCACTTCCAATGGATAGTAATAGAGCCGGTGACGGATTAGGGCTTCGTTACCGGTTTTCTGATTTGAAAAGATATCGCTATGAGGATGTCGAAGCTGCATTGCCAGAGACATGTTCAATGCTTGAAATGATGATTGCACTGGCCTTACGCTGTGAAGAAACCATCATGGATAATCCACAAAAGGGAAACCGGACAAAACAATGGTTTTGGCAAATGGTAGCAAGTCTTGGATTATCTTCTATGACAGATGATAATTACGATCGTAGATATGTTCGACTCATACTGAATCAATTTATGAGGAACGATTACGAGCCAGATGGTCATGGCGGTTTGTTTACAATCCATGGAAGTAAGGACGACTTGCGTAACGTTGAGATCTGGGTACAGCTTTTATGGTACCTAGATACAATTTCATGAGAGGAGATAAATTGATGTAATATGGATTTTTTTAAAATCGCAACCCGAACCAAAAAACAGGGTGTGGTTGAAATATATCCCAAATTTATCATTAATAATCGAAGCACAGATTTAATGATTCGCGGCGGAGATTTTTATGCTATTTGGGATGAAGAGAAGCATTTGTGGTCCACAGATGAACAAGAAGTTGTCAGGATTGTAGACCGTGAGATCAAAAAATTTGTTGCTGAGTACAGAGAGAAGACAACTGATTCTCTTATCCCGTTATATATGTGGGATTCTGATTCTGGTTCGATCGACTCGTGGCACAAGTATTGTCAAAAGCAGCTTAGAGATAATTTTCATCCACTTGACGAAACATTGATATTCTCTAATGTGGAAACGACCAAGGAAGATTACGCAAGTAAAAAACTCAATTACCCACTGGAACCTACAAATATAGATGCATACGAGAAACTTATCTCTACTTTATATTCTGAAGGCGAGCGGCACAAGATTGAGTGGGTTATTGGGGCTATCGTTACCGGAGCTTCTAAGACATTACAGAAGTTCATGGTGTTTTATGGAGCTGCGGGTAGCGGTAAATCAACAATCATAAATATTATCCAAATGTTATTTGAGGGTTACTATTCGGTGTTTGATGCGAAAGCATTGGGCTCTGCTAGTAACTCTTTTGCTTTGGAAGCTTTTAAAACTAACCCACTTGTGGCTATCCAACATGATGGTGACCTGTCAAAGATTGAGGATAATACAAGATTGAATAGCTTGGTTTCGCATGAACTTATGACCGTAAATGAGAAATTTAAGTCTACATATTCAAATAAGTTCAATGCATTTTTGCTTATGGGTACGAACAGACCAGTAAAGATTACAGATGGCAAATCTGGTCTTATTCGAAGATTGATTGATGTTACTCCATCTGGTAATAAACTGGGCGTTAAAGAATACATGAAAGCCATGCGAGAGATACCGTTTGAACTTGGTGGTATCGCGTGCCATTGCAGAGATGTATATTTAGAAGATCCGGGTGCGTATGATACTTACGTTCCGATTGCAATGTTAGGAGCTTCCAATGATTTCTACAACTATGTAATTGACTCATATCATGTGTTTAAATGAGAAGATGGAACATCTCTTAGATCTGCTTGGGAAAGATACAAGACATATTGCGAAGAAGCTAAAGTACCGTTTCCGTTGTCGCAGAGGAACTTCAAAGAGGAATTAAAGAATTATTTCTGGGATTTTGACAGCACTTTTGATACTGACGGTGACGGGGATGGTAAAACATTTGGATATTTTAAAGGCTTTAAAACAGAGATATTCAGCAGCCACACAAAGAAGAAAAAAGAGGAGGATAAGAAAGATGAATCAGAGCCAAAATCCACCATATATTTTCGGAGTGGACTTAAATCGCAGTTCGATGAGCATGGAAGAATATATCCAGCGCAGTATGCCGGAACCATGGGAACCCCACAAAAACCATGGAGCGAAGTCCGTACAACACTCGAATCTATTGATACATCGAGACTTCATTATGTCAAGGTTCCTGCGAATCACATAGTAATCGATTTTGATATTAAAGGTGAAGATGGACAGAAATCATTTGAGAAGAATTTGGAGGAAGCTTCCAAATGGCCAGCTACATATGCGGAATTAAGCAAGAGTGGTGCTGGAATCCATCTTCATTATATTTATACAGGTGATCCAGAACGGCTAAGCCGAGTATTTGCGCCAGATATTGAGATTAAGGTCTTCACTGGAAACAGTTCTCTTAGACGAAAACTCACAAAGTGCAATGATCTCCCAATAGCGACAATCAGTTCTGGATTGCCTATTAAGGAGGAAAAAGTGCTAAGAACAGACGTTATACCAACCGAAAAAGGGTTGAGAACCACTATAGAAAAGTGTTTGCGGAAAGAGATTCATCCCGGCACAAAACCAAACATGGATTTTATCAAGAAAGTTCTGGACGACGCATATGAGAGCGGTATTTCCTATGATGTGTCTGACATGAGCAATGAAATTGTAGGTTTTGCCATGCATAGCACCAATCATGCTCAATATTGTCTTGGACTTGCCAGCAATCTGCATTACAAGTCGGAGAATGCCAGCGAAAGTGTAGATGAGGGCGATAAAAAAATTGTATTCTTTGATGTTGAGGTATTTCCGAACTTATTTCTTGTAAACTGGAAGTTTCAAGGCAAAGAAAATCCAGTAATAAGAATGATAAATCCATCGCCAGAAGACATTGAAGGTCTTATTCAGCATAGATTAATTGGGTTTAATAACCGCAAATACGATAATCATATGCTTTATGCGAGATTGATGGGCTATGATAACATGCAGCTGTATAAATTATCCCAGAAGATTATTATGCAGCATGAAGGATTTTTTAGAGAGGCGTATAATCTTTCGTATACTGATATTTATGATTTTGCATCGGCTGGGAATAAGATGTCTTTAAAGAAGTGGGAAATCAAACTTGGCATTCATCATTTAGAACTTGGGCTACCGTGGGATCAACCTGTGCCGGAAGAAAAATGGAAGACTGTTGCCGAATATTGTGACAATGATGTCATTTCTACCGAAGCTGTATTTGATGCGCTTCAAAGCGATTTCACAGCTAGAGAGATTCTGGCAGACTTAGCCGGTATGACATTGAACGATACCACAAATACTCTGACTACCAGAATTATATTTGGCAACAATAAAAATCCTCAGGGAGAATTTCATTACCGAGATTTATCCAAGCCGGTTATGGAATTGGATCCTGAAACAATTGATTTTCTTAAAGAATCTTGTCCAGAAATGATGGCTCAGCGGCATGGCGAAGCTCAGAGTTTACTCCCATATTTTCCAGGATACAAGTTTGACCAATTTGCAAAAGGCAAAGCGAAGTCTATATATCGTGGAGAAGAAGTAGGTGAAGGCGGATTTGCTGAGGGATTACCAGGCATGTATGGTAATGTCGCTTTGCTGGATATTGCTTCAATGCATCCATCAACAACTATTGCTGAGTGTCTGTTCGGCGTTCGTTATACAAGAGCGTATCGTGATATTGTATGGGGACGTGTATCTATTAAGCATAAGGCATGGGATGAGGTTAACAACATGCTGGACGGTAAACTTACCAAACATATTCAGAGAGTAATTGATGGGGAGATGACAGCTAAGGAATTAGCAAATGCATTGAAGACAGCTATTAATTCTGTATATGGTCTTACTTCTGCTGGCTTTGATAATGCATTCCGCGACAAACGTAACATTGATAATATTGTTGCAAAACGTGGCGCATTATTCATGCTCGATCTTCGTTATGAGGTTCGTAAACGTGGATTTACTGTCGCTCATATTAAGACGGATTCCATCAAGATTCCAGATGCAACACCTGAGATCATTCAGTTTGTTATGGACTTCGGTAAGAAATATGGTTATACATTTGAGCATGAGGCGACCTATGACAGAATGTGCCTGGTGAATGATGCAGTTTATATTGCCAAATACAAGGATCCAGAAGAATGTAAAGCTTTGTATGGTTATATTCCTGGTGATAACGCTGATCATGGTGGAGAATGGACTGCAACTGGTAAACAATTTGCAGTACCATATATTTTCAAAAAATGCTTTAGCCATGAACCAGTAGAATTTGAAGATTTGTGCGAAACATTCTCAACGACCAAGGGCGATTTATATTTGGATATGAATGAAGATTTACCGGATGTATCGGCCGAAGAAAAAAGATTGTCAAAGCTTGAGGAGATGTATAGGAAGGGTAAGATTGCTGATACGGACTTCGAGCGTGAGACATCAGAACTTCGACCAGAGATCGATAAAGGTCACTCATTGATATTTGTCGGACGGGTCGGTCAGTTCACACCAATCAAGTCTGGGCGTAAAGGCGGTGTTCTTTATCGTGTGAACGAGGGTAAGCGATATGCTGCTCCAGGATCGACTGGATATCGTTGGTTAGAATCGGAGCAGGTAAGAGATATGCATTTGGAAGATAATGTGGATTATCGGTTCTATGATAAATTGCTGAATGATGCTGTAGACACTATCTCTAAATACGGAGATTATGAATGGTTTGTGTCGGATGATCCATATATTCCAGACCCATCATTTATGAGAGTACCAGAACCGGAAGTAGAAGAGCTCCCATGGGCTCTGTGAATAACTGCATATTAATAGGAAGGAAGTGATTAATTTGACTCGTAAAATTTGGAAAGTTATGTGCATGTCTGCGGTATTGTATATTACTACAAAAATTTGTGATTCGGCTATGATTTGTACTGGCATGAAATATGGCGTAATCACAAAGAAAGAGAAAGACGCGTAGAAAACAACTCCTTTAATGACTAAGAATAAAAGGAGGATTTATATTATGTTAACTTATTTGAAGATTGGGATTATGACAGACCTTATTTGTATGGTTATGTTTTTAGGACTCATATTGTGGCTAAGAGTCAAAAATGGAAAAGAAAACACAAAAGAATTTCTTGATTTTTTTGACGTTAAAATAGTTGCATTGGATTCCCTATTGACCGTATTTATATGGCCGGTTCAGATTCCAGCTAAATTATGGATTGGATATAGTATATTCAAATTGAAACATTAGTTAAATATTAGAGTCTTGGCTTAACGGCTGAGGCTCTTTTATTTTTATAAAAAATTTATCCAAGAAAAGAAAGGAAACTAAGAATTATGGAAATTGGATTTGCAAGAGCTGGAAAATTATTACAGATTGATGACGCACGGATTATTTTTAAGAATTTTTCTGGAGAGGAATCAAAGTTCAACAGAGCAGGAGATCGTAACTTCGCAGTACACATTGATGATACGGAGTTAGCCGATCAATTAATTGCAGACGGTTGGAATGTTACCGTGAAACCTCCGAAAGAAGAAGGTGATGATCCGTACATGTATATTAAGGTTAAGATCAAATTCAACGATCGTGGTCCGAAAGTATTTTTAAAATCTGGAAAGCATGTACGCAGACTATCTGAGCAGAATGTAGGACTTTTGGACAGCATTGATATTTTAAGAGTCGATTTAGACCTCAGAGCATATGACTGGGAAGTAAATGGTAAAACCGGAAGAACCGCATATCTGGATTCTATCAATGTAGAACAAAATCTTAATCGGTTCGAAGAATATTACGAAAATGAATTCGAGGAGTGCGAGGATTAACTTAAATATTAGAGTCTTGGCTTAACCGCTGAGGCTCTTTTATTTTTACAAATCGAAAGGAGAGGATACCATGACAGATATTATAGAACAAATTATTTATGATATCAAACTTGAAATTGGTATATCCGGATTGGAGTCGTATGTTTGCAAAGATGGTACGGAAATCAAAACAGACGTTGGGGCTGTGTATGATTGGTTTTCAGAATATAAAGAGGTACTTAGAAGAAGATGGAAGGAGGAAAATCAGAATGGATAAACTGCAGGAATATCTGGAAATGAGAGAACGACATCAGAGAGACGTGAATAATTTTCCAATCGCGTTTGCTTTTAATGAAAAACAGTTAAATGAAGCACTTGAAAAGCTTTCTGTCAAATCTATCGATGAATGTTGTACCGTTCATAATTGCGGGGATATTATCCGTAAAAGAGATTTTAAAGCATATAAAGATATGGCAATCAATCACGCAAAAGAACTTAATGAAGCCATGAAAGATCCAGAATTTGCCAAATCAGCCTTCCGTTACGAAATGGATAACCATGAATATGCCATTAACTGGGATGGAGATTCTGATGTATTGAATTGTTTTGGATGGACTCCCGAAAGCTTTACAAAGGTTGGTATTTCAATTCAGAACGCATATTTGTTTGCACGTAATGAGCATATTGAACATTTCCGAAATCTGGGGGTGATTTGATGGTTTTGAAACTTACTAGAGATGAATGTTACACGGACCTAAATCATTTTTACGCAAATGTGGCTTCAAGAATGGGTTTTAGAAATATTGATGGGCTACGATTTGATTGTCGGGATATTTTGGTGACGACATTTGTTAAAAATGTGATTAGCGAATATTATTTCACCGAGCTGGGAGCTACGCTAAAAGATATGGCATTTATCTGGGCGTGTTTTGGACCAAAAACTGATATTACACCATACGACATTGATGAGTTATATCGAGTAGATGTAGGAAGAAAATTTATTATTCAGGAGGAATATTAAAATGGATTATACAAAATTTTTAAGAGAGTTTGGTATCAGGACGAGAGAGCAATTTGGAATCAAGAAAGTTATATTAAATGATCCGGCCACCATTATTTTATGGGATGATGGAACAAAAACAGTTGTAAAGACTCAAAACGGAGAGAAATACGATCCAGAAAAGGGAATGGCTTTGGCAATTTCAAAGAAATGTTTTGGTAACACTGGGAGATATTATAATATTTTCAAAAAATGGGTGCCTTATGATGCTGCGAAAGCAGAAGAAGAAGAAGATGAAACCATTGATATATATGGAGATGGGAGACTCTTGGCGGTAATAACACCTATCAAAAATCCTGGGCCGGTGAAAGATTATTTTGACATGGGTAACGGATGGGTCGGAAAACTGAGTAATGGAAAATACGGAAGAGTTTCTGTGTCATTTGAAGATGATAATGATACGAAATATCAAGATGAAGCTTTTCTGACCATTCGTGCTGGAGATAGAAATGAACTGAATGAGGCATTCAACTCATATGCGAAATGTCACGGCTTACAATACCGACGTATCGTTGTTACTGATATTACCGTTTTAAGAACTAGTGATACGATTTACGATGTGGAGTAAAGTGAATGCCTAAGAAAACTAATACATTTCTACGAGACTATCAAGAGGATGCAGTTAAAAAAATGCACAACGGCTGCATTCTCAATGGTGGTGTCGGATCGGGTAAAAGTAGAACTGGATTATATTATTACTTCAAAGAACAAGGCGGAAGCTATGATGGCAAAAAGTATGTCCGGATGAAAAATCCTAAAGATCTGTATATTATCACAACCGCAATGAAACGTGATTCACTTGAATGGGAGGTGGAACTGGCAAATTACTGCATATCTACCAATCCGAAAGCTACATTATATAAGAAGCTTCAGGTTACTATTGATAGTTGGAATAATATAAAAAAATATGCAGATATTAAGGACGCTTTCTTTATATTTGATGAAGATAAGGTGACTGGCACTGGTGTGTGGGTTAAAACATTTCTAAAGATCGTAAAGCATAACGATTGGATTATTCTATCCGCAACTGCCGGAGACACTTGGAGCGATTATATTCCAGTTTTTCTTGCAAATGGTTTTTATAAAAACAGAACTGAATTCGGTAGAGAGCATATCATATATTCCAGATTTACCAAATGGCCTCAGATTGATAGATACATCAACACTGAGCGATTAGTACGATTGAGAAACCGTGTACTTGTAGACATGGATTTCAAGCGTGCAACTGTTCGACACGATGAGGATATTTTTGTTGGTTACGACATTCGTAAGTATAAAGAAGCTATAAAGCTCAGATGGGATCCATTTAAAAACGAACCAATCGAACAAGCAGCCGGTCTTTGCTATGTTCTTAGAAGAATAGTAAGCGAGGATGATTCACGCATTGTTGCTCTTATGGAAATCTTAGAGAGAACTCCTAAAGCTATTATATTTTACAATTTCGATTATGAGCGTGAAATGTTGCTGCATTTATTCTGTGATGATGAATATATAGGATACGAAATAGCCGAGTGGTCTGGACATGCGCATCAACCAATACCGAAGGCAGAAAGATGGATATATTTGGTTCAATACACCGCCGGTTGCGAAGGCTGGAATTGTATAGAGACGGATACAATTATATTTTACTCTCAGAATTACAGCTACAAAGTAATGGAACAGGCTGCAGGTAGAATAGATCGAATGAACACTAAATTCATTGATTTATATTATTACCATTTGAAATCGAGAAGCAGTATTGATAACGCTATATCTAGGGCTATCAGTAGAAAAAAGAAATTTAATGAAGGAAAATTTGTAGGTGATAAATTCAATGACGGTAGCTGAAAAAATTAAGCAGCGTAGATTGCAGATGATCGTTCATTCGACCATCTATTATATTTATAACGACAATATTGTATCGGATATTCAGTGGAGTAAATGGGCGAAAGAACTTGAAACTCTTCAGAATCGATATCCGGAAATTTCCAGCGGGGTGGAATATGCAGAATATTTCAAAGATTGGGACGGATCTACAGGTTTTAATTTGCCAATAGACGATGAATGGGCTTTGAGAAAAGCAGAGCAATTGATGAAGTGGCGAGAGAGGAGTACAAGTAAGAGAAATGATTAAATTAGAAAATGTAGTTCTGGCGAGTTCAGAGCAGATGGCGTTTGTTATCGAAGGGATGCGAAATCCTATGAATAGCTGGAATAAGAGTGATAGCGGATATGGATGCGAAGATAAATTATGTTGGAAAGCATGTAAATTTAGTCCGGAATGGTGCGGCAATGGTCAAAAGTACGTTTTAGGTGAAAGTGACCACTCTCTCATGCAGCGTTTGTCAGATGCAGGTACAGAACATCGGAAATATATGCGAATGATGCCGGTATATGCGAGAATTACTGCACCTCTATATTGGTGGAAAGAATTTGATACATATAAGGTCGGTACTGTTGCGAACTCTTGCAGTACAATGCATAAGATTGCTGAGAAAGAGTTTACGTTGGAGGATTTTTCGACTGAACATCTGTCAAAAGTATCTCTTGAATATTTGAAGTCGTCGATTAATCATTTAAATTTTATCCGTGAAATCTACAGCATCGATAAAACTAATAAAGGAGCATGGTGGCAGATGATTCAGCTTCTTCCGAGCAGCTATAACCAGACTCGTAATGTCATGATGAATTATGAGGTGCTGGCGAATATTCATAAGTCTCGTAAGAATCACAAGCTAGATGAGTGGCGAGAGTTCTGTAAGTGGATTGAGACGCTTCCGTATAGCGAATTAATCACTGGAGATGTCACGAATTAAACACTCTCTATAATGAAAGGAGTGTGAATAGCATGACACAATATGGTTATGATTTTTCTATGGCTTTGTATGCAAAATTAAAAGAGAGGATATACGGACACATCTATGTGAAAGTAACTGATGATGACGAACTTTATATCCAAATCACAAGAAGAGATGGTTTGGATTTTGAGGTTTATATCAACAGATTTAGCGAAAAGATGTTGAACGGATATACGACAGATTATGCGACATACGAAGTTATAGAAAAACTTAAGAAATATGTGATGAATTCATATTTCAAGTGATTAAAAAGACTCAGTGTATATTACATTGGGTCTTTTGTTTTTAGGAGGTGATACCATTGAACGATGGATTCGTTGCGTTTTTAATTTTGGCGGCCATCATAATGCTGGTTGTATGTTGGAAAGGAGAGTGATATTTTGGAATAGAATTATGAAACAAGATTTTTATTCAGGAACAGAAAGAAGGAATAAACATTATGTATACACGATTAAATAATACCATAACAAATACTATTAAGAATGTAATGAATAATTCAGTTTGCGATTTTGATAACTGGTGGAAAGATGATTTTGAGACAGAAGTCTACTTTGAAACAATAGAAGATTTTAAAAATTTATGCGATACGGATTTAGAAATCGCAAAATATGATTGGATTTCATGTTATTTAGATGGTTTTGTTTCAGAAGTATGTAATCTTCTTGGAATTGAAATGTATAACACGCATTCACAATATAACGAGATTATGTTAGAAGAAATCCATGATATTGTAAAAGAGGTACTATTTAATAGAATTAGTACAATAAAACGATGATTTCAGGAATGGAGGAAATTATTATTTGGAATACGAATACAAAGAGGCAGATTTTTTCAAATACTGTAATTTATGTAAATACAAGGATAAAAAAGATGTTGAGGATCCATGCAATGATTGTCTTGCTGAGCCTTGTAATTTACATTCGCGGAAACCAGTAAATTTTGAGGAGAAAAAGGAGAGATGACATGTGCAAAGCAAAACAATTAAGCGCGGTTTCTTGTGAGGATAATCAATTGACTGTGGATAATCGGAGGATGCAGAAAGTGAGGGAATAAATATATGAAATATAGACTCGGATGTTATGAAACAAATGGGGATATGAAGTGTCTACGTACTATTGTCGGGGATGCCGAAGAGGCAAAAGAGAAAGCAAGACGTGCGTACAATCTCCTGAAGGAAGTATTTAAGTGTACAATCTGGGTTCAGAAATGTGAATATGTCTATCCAGAAGAAGAGTTTAAATAAAAGAAAGTGAGGTAAAATCTAATGATACTACTAAAGATAGCGCTGATAATGCTGTCGATTGATATCGTAAATGTGGTGATAGCGAAAGCATATGGACGAAGTATGAACTTGGCAAATAAATGGCGATTCATGGCTAAAAACTACACCACATTTGAGAAATGGTACCTCGGAATATCTGGAGGGTTCCGGTTGGCTACATTCATAATGTGCGGGGTAGCAATCGTGCGATTAATATTTATATTTTTATAAGAATATTTGGCTCGGCTTAATCGTCGGGCCTTTATTTTATAACAAATCGAAAGGAGAGAATATCTTATGGCTGGATATGAAATTCTGATAATTGCTTTATTGGCCATGGCTATTGCTGAATTTATTGTGTTCGGATTTATCGTTAGCGTGATGCGAAAGGCTTATAGCGAGCTTGAGGATAGATATCATAGCATAATGATCGGCAATAGACGTTTGTGGGATACACTTTGCGACGATGCTGATGTAATAGTAGCTAAAGAAAACATAATTAATGAGCTACTCAATAAATTGACAAAACAGGAGGATGAAGAAAATGGCAACTCATGATAGATACGAGCAAGATATTTTAAACGCTCTAAGAGGAATTGATCGAAGCTTAAAGAAAATTGCCGATACTTTGGTTCCTGGGAATGAGAAGAGACCGGGTAGTAAACCAAATATTTACTACAGAACACGTTGCCCGTCCTGCGAGAAGGGGTTTGTGTTTGACTGTTTTTATCCAATCAAAGACTCAAAAACACATAGAATGAATGTGTCATGCCCGTACTGCAATCATTTATTCACTTTGCCAATTGGTTGGGAGGAATATAAAGCAAATGAACAAGACAACTAAGATCAACATTCTGGCTTATGCTTCAGAGCCAGATAAGAATACTAAATACGAGGGAGACTATATCAATTATCAAGGCAAAAGATATTTTGTGTCTCTTGCAGAGGAGCGTGTTGAATTCGTAGGGTTGGTAAGGGGGGGATGAATAGGATGGCGCATTTATTAATAATTAAAGCGGCAAATGAATGCACTTCATCTTCCAAAGATGGTGAAATATTAATCCATCCATGGGATATTGAAAACTTATCACAAAAGTTGCCAGTGGTCACTAACGAAGATTATAAACACGCTTTGGACGTTATTATAAAATACTATTGCGATCGAAAAATATCTAGCGTGTTAATAGATATTGAAAAATACGATAAAGCAATCAAGGAGGATACTCAGAAAGACATCGAAGCGTAGGGAAACAAAAATGTCTGAAAGGACTTGTGGTTGAAAAATCGCAGGCCCTTTCTTTTTTTATTGGAAAGGAGAACAAAATGAATGATGTGAATAATATTACATGTGAGATAGCACATAAGGTTCAAGAAACAGAAGAAGAATTTATATTCTCAACTTTATGTAACCACATACAAGAAAAATATGAGATCATCGTTGAAAAGAAAGAATTATATGCGGCAATCGAATTGATTCGCAAATTGCGTGAAAACGGTATTGATATTTATCAGCTTCAGAGCAAGGCGAATTCGGACACAAAATCTTACGCTAAAGGTTACACTAATGGATATAGCAGCGGGTATGCCAGCGCTATGAATGACGTAACTCGATTCGCTGAGCAGAGGAAAAGAATAGAAGAAGAGGAGGAAGAATAGGATGAGTGAATTAGTAGTGGGCGTCATCTTTTTGGTGGCGCTATTTTTTATTGGGTTGATCGGCATGATATTTTGCGATCATGAATTCTGGCATGGTGTATTTGTATTATTGTTCATAATTGGATTTTCGGGGTTATTTATCATGGCAGTTAAATACAGCATCGTGAAAGAGATTAAAATTTGGAGATTTTTGGACAGGTAGGAGGAAACGATATGGTTATGACAGCTAAAGAAATGTATCGTAAAACAATGATTTCCAGCAAAGCTAAGGAACTTATGGATGATGTGATGAAAAAAATTATGAAACAGAGTTCTAATGGTCATTTTGCATTACGTATGGCAGTTGACGACAGGGACAAAAACGACCACGAAATCATACAGGCAGTACAGAATGAATTAATCGCTAATGGTTATAAGGTTAAATTTGACCCGGTGCAGCCATTACCAAGCGGTTGTCCGTCAGACCAATGGGATTTTTATGCATATTTGAACGTTGGTTGGGGAAAAGACGTTGTCGAGGAGAAAATAAAAGGAGAAAATAAAAGATGAAAAAGAAAATTAAAGTGTTAGTGTGTATGGCGTTATGTGTTTGTATATTCAGTGGGTTTATAGGTTGCGCCGCTCTGGATGATGCCATGAATGAATTCAAAGGCAATTTGGTAGGTAACGGGTATACAATCCGGACTTACGATAATTATGGTAACAGAGTGATGACCACGACAGGCGATAAGATTAATATTACAGGAAACAAAGTTAAAGAGACTTCTTATGATAGCGATGGTTCGATTGTTACCGGATATTCTTTATCGTCCGTTATCACGATTAACGTTGACGGCGACCAGATTCAGAGTTGTGGCGACACCTGTATATTCGAACAGGATGGACTACAGCCGGAAGCCGAATTCACACAAGATGATATTTACAGTCATTCGTCTGGTGGTATTACAGATTATACATATGTTTCCGGTATCATTAATGAGTATAAGAATTATTTTGGTAAAAGCCGGGTAGTAGTGGTTAAGTCTCAGCTCGGACAACCTATTGCTGCATATTCCGGAGATGAGGTTTACTGGAAGATTCCGAAAGATTTACCTAAGATGACTAAATTAATGATTGATGGTAAGGCTCTTTATATTCATAGAGCTAACTTCCAGATTATCGATAAAGATTTGTTAGGGTAGGAGGAAGATTATGAGTAATGATAAAACCATCGGCGAAATATTTGATACTTTAACTGGCATGCAAAAGGAGGAAATATATATGATCATTGGTAATTTGCTTGGTGGCCATATATCTTTGAATAATGCCATTCGATCTTTTGAGTTAAGGGACGATTTAAACGATGATCAAAAGAAAGTCATCACTATTATATTTAAAACGGCAATGAATGATTATAAATGGAGGGATGTTTAATGAGTAATGATATTTCAACAATGTTCACTAAAGAGCAGAATCGGATAAGTGGGCGTAAGGGCTGGGTAAAATGGAAAGCTAAGATAGAAAAGAATATAACACCTGATCGGTATGGCGGGTACATTCTAAATCATCGGAGAGGAAGGAATAAAAATGGAAGATAATAAAGTTTATTTTGTAGCGGAATTAATCGATGGAACTATTATGGGTTTCGATTGCAAGTGTGATTACATTGAAAACACAAATCCTAATATGTGTTTGTTTTTGCACAAAAAGGAAGAATGTGACGACAATTACGCCTTGATGGCAGCTATTCCATACAATCAAATTCGTTATATAAAAAGATGTGGAGGAGAATGAGATGCTTGTAGAATTAGGAAAACTCGCCAAGGAATACAATGTCGAGGTTAATTTCTGGTATGATTATGCCAATAAAAGATTTGTGCTAATTGTATATGATCGTGGAACTAAATTTCATTCTCGTCATTACATACCAGAAAATGATCTTTGTTGCCACGGATACGCAGAAGATTTCATTATGGCATTCATTAGACAGCGGATCGAGGAGAATCGAAATTTCTGTACGTCATGGTCACAAAAAGATATTTTTGAGGCTGCAAAAGTGGCTGGCTGTGATATTGATGGTGATTATGTGTATGTGAATGGTTATAAATTTTATGTAAACGCGATGGAGAATATTGTAATCGGACCAATAGGAGATGTGATAAAAGAAGAAGCATTTAATTGGGATGGCAATTCATTAAATGCTAGAAAACATATGGTAAAAATGGCAGATGAAAAGAAAGTGGAAGGATAAAGGATGATTTTATATTTAGTTCATGGGAACACTTATTTTAACAGTTACGGATACGAGGAGCATCTTTTTGGTATTTATACAACCAAAGATGCTGCAGAAAATGCTAGAAATTTGTTCATTAACGAGTTTTATATACAAGAAATGGCTAATGATTACACAACAGTAGATAGGATTTCTCAGGTTATGAATGCAATCCAAATTTTAGAACTTGAAGCAGATAAAATTAAAGACATTTACTTAGGAGGCTATATAGAATGACATTTGTACAAATTTTAATATTGATATTTGTGATTTTTCTTTGCGTGTATGAGATTACTAATCGTGTTTGTGAATGCAAGGAAGAAAAATATAAAAGAGCTGGCATTAGTAATATGTTTAATTCAGCATGGGAGGCATATTTAGATGAGCAGAGCAGAAATGCGGAGACAGAAACGGGAAACCGAGAAGAGTAAGACTGCCACGTATAATCTCACACAGGCTCAGCTTGATGCGATGATCGATGCTGCTTAGTGATCTTGCAGAGAGATTCATTGATGTTGACAAGGAATTCAACGGAGAATCATGGAACATCCTTCAGATTCTTTCCAACATTGATATAATTATTCCTGTGGAAGATAGAAAGTAGGTGTAGATATGGCAGAAAGCACTAGATTGTGTCCGGTGTGTCACGAAATTATGCAACCGGTTGTATACAGAACAGGAGACAACTATGCTGAATTTGAGCGTAAAATTTATAAGAAAACAGGAAATGGATTTGTAGCAGTCTCTGGCAAGTTATGTATGTGTGATAAATGTGGATGTTTGGCGGTGACGAAATGGTAGTAGCATTAACAGGACATGGACGAGCTGAAGCGTGATCTGTGGGAGTACGGTGGAGTTAAATTGGAAGCAGAGGACTCAGCGTGACATTCGTTGGGTCTTTTATTTTTGACAGAAGGGAATTAAGAAAATGAAATTATTTAAAAGTGTAGATGAGAAACTTGCTGAGATTGGATTTTGTAAAAATGTAGAGAATGAGCATATCGTTTATTATGAGCGATATGACGCCAAGTATAAATACGTTCATTCGGTTGATATTCTGCATAAGCGTTCTGGCGAAAACATTATTCAGTCATATGATTCTACATGCGGAGTTAATGCAGCAGTAGGCCTTACGGGTTATGAAATGAAGTTATTTGTGAAGAAAATGAAGCAAATGGGCTGGTATTCAGGAAAGGATGTGACAATGCGTGACACTGAAAGAGGCGATGAAACGAAACCCGTATGATCCAAAGAAAGGCAGCATTGGGGCGTACTTGCGATATTTAAGATACAACGTAGATGGTTGGTATCATATTAAGTCTGAGGACTTGAGAGAATTTATGAAAGGTAAGATTAAAGGAATTGAACGATAACGAAATACGAAGAAATGGGTCTGGATATTACGACCCGACAGCATATGAAGCCATTAAACGCACAGAGAATAAAGAACGGAGCTTTGATAAATCGGATGAGAAATTCTATAAGCTGCTGAATTCTATCTTCGATATTTGTGAACTTGCAGGCTTTCATGTGGAGAACAGAATAGTATTGAAGGAGAAGGAAACCGGGAAGATTTGGAGGTGATGACTATGCGGAGCATATTTGGTGTTATTTTGGAGGCTGTGATCGGTTTTGGATTGATTATCATAGGGTGCGTTACTTCAAATTTTGCATGTTATGTAGCTGCGACACTTTTTGGGCTTATGAATATTTTTATTGATTTGTGGAGGAGCAGAAAATGATATTTCTTGTTAGACCTAATTGCACGTTATTGTATGAAGACCTTGTGAATCTTCATGACAGACTTGAAACTGAGCTGAATTCTAATGTAGGCAATAGAGTTGTGGTTATTCCGGATTATTGTGAATATAGCATCGTTGCTGATGTTGGCGAACATCCGATAAACGTTAGAGAGGTGTTGGATGAATAATATTGAAAATAGAGGCGGAAGACCGAAAAAAGAAGATATAATGGGAACACGATTCGAAATGAGGCTATCCAAAGTCGACAAAATGTTGCTCGATATTTTGTCCGAAAAGACTGGAAAATCTAAATCAGAGATATTTAGAAGCGGATTACAAGCGTTGTATCGCGAAGAGATGGATTTTGAACGATAGTTTCTGTACGTACAATAACTATCCTTAAATAGGTTTCTGTACGTACAATAACTAGTTTTTGTACGGAAAAAACCCCTATTTTTGTTATTTAATTGTTAACCCCTTAATTATTACGTGAAAAATAAAATAGGAAATATAGAAAAAATAGTCGGTGTTCACAATTAAATAATTGTATTACAAAAACGTTTTTAGGACGGAGGTGGTCAAATTGAGTGAACACGAGTTCATGGATATTTTTGGCGATAATCTTAGAGACTCAATGATTATTTTTGGAATCGGACAAAACGAACTTGCAAGACGAACTGGCATAACAAAAGCATGCATAAGTCAATACGTGAATAAAAAGAGATTTCCAACTTTAAAGAATCTAATCAACATAGCGGTTGCCCTTCATTGCAATCTTGATGATCTGGTTCCAACGTACGACCATATTTATGGAGCAAGTAGAAGGTAGGTGATATTTTTGAAATGTAAATACAACAAACACATTTTATGCGATCGTGTGAAACTCGTTTGTAATGGTTGCACAATTGAACAAGCTATTATGGATGAGCGGAAACGTGTCAAAGATATTTTGGATAAAGCTGAAGCTGAGATGTTTCATACTGAACGTCATGACGCAGTCGCTGATAATATTGTTGTAACAAATCTCAAAGCTGATACTTTAGTAGCAACTGAGGAAGTTGCTAAAAAATTAAAAACTATTAATAAATAAAAATTCACAAAAGGGCTCTAGTTAATCTAGGGCTCTTATTTTTGCTCTAATACCATATTTTCAAGCATTTTAAAATTCGCGTGAAAAACAACGCCTTTTATAGAGGAGAGGTGTGAGAAGTTCGCATTTTAGACGACATCAACACTTTCTCTTTAGTTTTGGACTGTAGCTCAGTTTGGGAGAGCAACCTGGTTTAACTTTTTTTGGTATCCAGCTAGTCAGTCACAGGTTCGAATCCTGTCAGTCCAATCTGTCATCGAAAGGAGAAACCAAAATGTTGGAAAGTCAATTTCAATCAAAGCTTATTAAAAAGCTGAAAAAAATATTTCCCGGCTGTTTGGTTATGAAGACAGACCCAACTTATATTCAAGGCCTTCCTGATCTGCTCATTTTATTTAATGACAGATGGGCGGTTTTGGAATGCAAGAAAAGTGGTACTGCGAGCCACAGACCAAACCAGGATTATTACGTTGACCGAATGAATGAAATGTCATTTGCGAGATTCATATATCCTGAGAACGAGGAGGAAATACTACATGATCTTCAACAGGCATTCAAAACTTGAAGGATCACACGCCCCATTCAGTGCTAGTCAGCCAGCATGGTTGAGATACAGCGTTGAGAAAGCAATTGATATTTTACAGGCTAAGAGAGCTGCAGTGATTGGTACTAAACTGCACGCATGGGCGAAAGACACAATTGATCTTGGCATCAGACAGCCACGATCAAAGAAAACATTATCCGCATATGTAAATGATGCAATCGGATTCAAGATGCAAACGGAAGTAGTTCTGTATTATTCTGAGAGATTTTATGGAACTGCAGACGCAATATCTTTCAGAGATAATTTCTTACGAATCCATGATTTGAAAACTGGGAAAGGTCCCGTACACAAGGAGCAGCTGTTGATATATGTTGCTCTTTTTTGTTTGGAGTATCGCTTCCGTCCTGACCAGTTAGCAGGCATCGAATGTAGAATCTATCAGAATGACGATGTTGATATTTTCAACCCAACCGCGGAAGATATCGTTCCAATCATGGATAAGATCAAGCAGTTGGATAAAGTGTTACAGGAATATGATGATCGAGAGGATTAGAACATGTCAGTATTAGCAGACGAAATATTATCGTATTTGGGTTCGGCTGAAATGGATGATGAAGAGTTCCTTGAGCATTACGGAACGCCAAGACATTCTGGCCGATATCCTTGGGGATCCGGAGAAGATCCCTATCAGCATACTAACGATTTCTTAGGCAGAGTTGAAGAGCTTAAGAAGAGTGGTTGGACCGAGACGCCAGAGAATATTAAGAATACTTTTGGATTGACCACAACTCAGTACCGAACAGAAAAAGCGTTAGCTACAGCTGAGCGTAGAGCGCTAGTTGTTGATCGTGCAAAATCTTTACGCGAGGACGGACTGGGCTACACCGAGATCGGACGACAGATGGGCGTTCGTGAGTCTACAGTTCGCTCCTGGCTTAATTCAGAATCCGAGAATAACATGCGTAAGGCTCAGGAAACAGCTGACTTCTTGAAGAAGCAGGTCGACAAGTATGGAATGGTGGATATCGGTAACGGTGTTCCGCAAGAGCTCAATATTTCAAAAGAGAAACTTGCTCAGGCTGTTTATATTCTTCAGAGAGACGGATATGTTCAGTATGGTGGACGTGTACCACAGGTCACAAATCCCGGTCAACAGACAACTCTGAAAGTATTATGCAAGCCTGGAACTGAACATAAAGAGATTTATGATTATAACAAGATTCATTCCATCAACGAGTATATTTCAAGGGATGGAGGCGACACATACGAAAAAAAATTTACATATCCGGAGAGTCTGGATTCGAAGCGTCTTAAAGTTCGGTATGCTGAAGACGGAGGCGTTCAGAAAGATGGAGTTATTGAGCTTCGGAGAAATGTGAGTGACTTATCCCTCGGCGAGTCAAGATATTCACAGGTTCGTATCATGGTTGATGGCACTCATTATCTTAAAGGTATGGCCGTTTATGGCGACGATAAAGACTTTCCACCTGGAGTTGATGTTATATTTAACACCAATAAGCATAAAGGAACGCCTGCTTGCGGACCAGATGGAAATACAGTTCTTAAAAAAATCAAGAATGATCCAGACAATCCATTTGGATCGGCAATTAAAGATGTCAATCTAGGCGGTCAATATTGGTACGATTCAAAAACTGGAGAACGTATTTCTGGTTCATCTGACAATCCCAATAAAAAGCTTGGTCTTATTAATAAGCGAGCTGACGAAGGTGATTGGTCAGAATGGAAAGATGCATTACCGTCACAGTTTTTATCCAAGCAGAGCAAAGCTATGGCTGAGAAACAGCTTGGCATCGCCAAAGCCAATAAGATGGAAGAGTATGCTGAGATTTGTGCGCTTCAGAATCCTACAGTTAAAAAATATTATTTAGCAAAGTTTGCACAAAGTTGTGACTCCGCGGCCGTTCATCTTCAGGCGGCTGCATTACCTGGACAGAAGTATCATGTTATTTTACCAATGACATCCATGAGCGACACTGAAGTATATGCGCCGAATTATGCAGACGGCACGAAGCTTGCATTAGTTCGTTACCCTCATGCTGGTAGTTTTGAGATTCCAATCCTTACTGTAAATAACAGAAACCGTGAAGGAATTAGAGTTATTGGTAAAGATGCTGGCGATGCTATCGGTATCAATAGTAAAGTGGCCGAACGATTGTCTGGCGCCGACTTTGATGGCGACACTGTTATGTGTATCCCTACTCATGACAAAGCCGGTAAAGTAAAGATAACTTCCACACCGCCACTTCAAGGGCTAGTTGGTTTCGATAATAAAGCTGTCTATGGAGCCACCGAGACATCTGTGGACGCAAACGGTAAGAAACATTACTATCGCAACGGTAATGAGTATCGTGTAATGTCTGAACATACCAAGCAGCTTGAGATGGGTAAGATTTCAAATCTCATCAGCGATATGAATTTGTATGGCGCTAAACCAGAGGACATGGAGAAAGCGGTACGTCACAGTATGGTTATCATTGATGCAGAAAAGCATAAGTTAGACTACAAAGCCAGCGAACGGGATAACGATATTGCGTATCTTAAAAAGAAGTATCGTGGTGATAACGGTGGCGGTGCGTCGACTATCGTATCCAGAGCAAAGGGCGAGTACGATGTACCTAAACGACAGGGCTCTCCCCGGTACAACATTAAGGGTAAGGATTGGTATGACCCATCACGCCCAGAGGGTGCCCTCATATGGAAGACCGCAGATGATGTCAACTACACCGTAAAGAAGATTAATAAGCGTACCGGTGAAGTCACTGAAGTTACTAAACAGCATATGCAAAAGAGTACCAACATGGCAGAGACCGATGATGCCTACACTCTGGTATCTAAGAGACGCCATCCTATGGAGCTCGTATATGCGGACTACGCTAATAGCATGAAGTCCCTGGCTAATGAGGCTCGTAAACTGGAGATGTCTACCGGTAAGATCGAGTATAACAAGGACGCCAAGGCTAAGTACCGAGCCGAGTATGACTCCCTTATGGATAAGCTCAATACAGCGGAGAAGAACGCTATACGGGAGCGGTCTGCTAACCTTAAAGCAGCGGCCACTGTTAAAGAGAAACAAGCAGTAGCCAAAGCGGCAGGTTCAGAACTTAGTAAGAAAGACGTTAAAAAGGCTGGACAACAGGCTCTTACTAAATATAGACAGGAAGTTGGTTCTGTATCCAGACGAGATCGAAACATCCAGATCACTGACAAAGAATGGGAAGCTATTCAAGCTGGCGCTGTATCCGAAACAATACTTAAAAGAATACTTAATAATTGTGATGCTGATTCATTAAGAGAAAGAGCAATGCCGAAAACATCAAAAGAGATCAATCAAGCAAAGCAGGCACAGATTAAAGCATTGTCTTCTTCTTATACAATTGCTCAAATTGCAGACAAACTTGGAATTTCAACATCAACAGTTTCTAAATACTTGAAAGGAGCAGCGTAAAGTAATGTTAAATGAATGTGCTTTAACAACAATTGACAATCCTTACAATCCTTTCACTCAGTTTGATGATTGGTTCATGTTTGACATTGAACATAATTACGATTGTTGCGGCAAATTAGATAGATTTGCTAATGTTTCTGATGAAATGTCTTCAGAAGAAAAGAAAATTGCTATTGAAAACGCAATTGATGAAATAATTAAGTATGATTTCTTGAACATTTATCAAAAAGTTGTACGAAAACCATCTGATTCAGATGAAAATGAGACCACTGATGCGGCTTAATCATAAAGCATAGTGGGGGGGCTAAAAAATTGCACCCCCTCCCTGCATCGGCGCGGTCTTTATTTTTTCTCCGGAGGGAAATTTCTGGAGAACAATTTATATTTTTAGATGGTGTTTACGAGAGCTATACAGTACAAAAAGAATATTTCCTCCTATTCCTCCATTTTTCGTAGTCCAAAAGAAGTATCTTCTCCTTTCGATTTGTGTATAAGTACCTGTGTTTACCGATTTTGTGACAAGACATTTTTTGCTATGTACTGTATAACTCTCGTAAATGCTATCTAAAGGCGCGTATAAGTAAGTAAAGGAGAAATGAAACATGGCGAAAAGAGTAGTAAAACCATTAGAAGCCAGAGAAATGCCCCCTGCCATGACGCCAGAAGCTAGAGAGAATCAAATGATATCTTTGGCAGTCGATGCAGCAGAGCAGCAGCTTCGCGATGGAACAGCGCCAACTCCAATTATTTGCCATTATTTAAAATTGGCAACAAAACGCGAAAAATTGGAGCGTGAGCGTCTGGAAGAAGAGAATAAATTGCTAAGAGCAAAAACTGAAGCGTTACAGCAGAATGGTAGAACTGAGGAAGCTATCAACAATGCTATCAATGCATTTAAACGATACAGCGGTCATGGCGATGAAGTAGAAGACGACGGTGATCAGTATGATGATTATTAAAACATATTCAGAGATGATCGCACTTACCACGTACGAAGAACGATTCAGATATTTGAAACTTGGAGGGACAGTTGGTGAAGAAACGTTCGGATGTCATCGCTATCTGAATCAAATCTTTTACAAATCGCCCGAGTGGCAAAGAGTTAGAGATATTGTGATCATCAGAGATTCCGGATGTGATCTTGGATGCCCTGATCGAGAAATCCGTGGACAGAAAGTATTGATCCATCACATCGAACCAATTACTCTGGCTGATATTCAGAATCGAAGTGAAAAACTTCTTGACCCAGAAAATTTAATTACAGTTACTAAGCGTACTCATGATGCTATACATTATGGGGATGAAAGTATACTCATGGCAACTATGCCAATTGAAAGGACTCCAAACGACACTTGTCCTTGGAGAAGATAACAGCTGATTTCCAAAAGAATGCAATAAACAATGCAGAATAAATGGATAAATAATGTTGCAGTAAATTTAGAATCACATACGTACTACAGTTCTTTTGTTCTAAGAACTTCGCACATTGCATTTGCGGATTTTTCTGCATCCACATTGGCAGTTACGGCTTTAACTTTAGCCATAAACATGATTAAAACATCTAGCATTGTATTCACCATCCTTTCTTAAAAATAGTATGTGCTGGCATGGAGCTCTTATCTCTGTGCCGTCACAAGCACATTATATAGCAATTAAATGAAAAGTCAACCTTATGAGGTATGAATTTATGAATGAAAGCATTTTAGAAACCGTCGCCAAAGCTGTCGGAATCGGAGAAAGCTATGATCACTTCAATGACGAATTGATAATGCACATTAATACCGTTCTTATGGGATTACGCCAGATCGGTGTCGGACCGTCTGAACCATTTCTGATTACAGACAGTACAGCTACATGGTCAAATTTCCTTGGCGATGATAAGAATTACGAAGCTGTTAAAACTTATGTGTGTCTCAGAGTTCGAATACTGTTTGACCCGCCAACAAGCTCCACTCTTGCGGATGCGATGAAAAATCAGATTGCTGAATGGGAGTGGCGGCTTAATCTGGAATATGAATGTAATAAACAGAAAGAGGGTGAAACAAACAGTGGCGAATGAATTATACCATCATGGCGTCCTCGGCATGAAATGGGGTGTCCGCCGATATCAGAATAAAGATGGAAGTCTTACTTATGCTGGAAAGAAACGTGCTCTGAAGACCCAGTACGGCTACGATGAGTTTACAAAAGATACCAAGAATAAAAAGTATTATAAGTCTGATGGTTCTATGACACTAAAAGGGCGAAAGAAAGCTCTTAAGTATAAAGAGAAGTACAGTCATATCACTGGTGGTAAACAGCTACGGAAATTTTCTGACAATCCGTCAAATCAGAGTAAAAAAGCATCCGGATCAAAATCGATGACGAATATGTCTAACGAAGAGATCGCTGCAAAAATTGAACGCTTACGGCTGGAACAAAAGTTAGCATCACTTATGCCAGATACAAGAAGTAAAGGTCAGAAATACATTGCCAGCATTGGTGAAATGTTGCTAGATGGTGCTAAAGAAAAAGGTACGAAACTACTTTTGGAGTATGGCGAAAAACAGATTAAAGACAAACTTGGTCTCAGTGACAAGAAAGACAGTTATTCTGAACGATTAAAAAAGATGGCTCAGGATTATACAAATCGAAAAATAATCGATGAAAATCAGAAACATTTCAAAGAAGGCCCTTACGCTGAAAGAAAGAGTAAGAAATCTGATGCAGGGTCAACTCAGAAAAACTCAGGCACAAGCCAAAATAAATCTGACGACAGTCCGTGGTCTGGAACTGTAGAAGGATCTGGAAAGAGCACATACAATCCTGATCGCGATAGAGATGCACCATATTACGAAGCAAATTATCGTGACATTGATCCGGGCACAGTGAGTAGAGGAGCAAGCTATGTTTCTCAGCTCCTATTAGAAGACAAAAAGAGGTAATTGCATATGGCACTTTCGAATACTGCCACACCGAGGTATTATGGCAAGTTTCGAGATGCCGTAATAAGAGGCGAAATACCGGTTTGCGAAGAAATCTCCATGGAGATGAACCGTATTGATGCACTCATAGCAAATCCAGGTGTATGGTACGATGACCAAGCGGTTGAAGGATTCGTTGAGTATAGCGAGAATGAATGTACACTTACTGATGGCGAAGATCTTCATATGCTAGATTCATTTAAACTTTGGGCTGAGGAGATTTTTGGCTGGTATTACTATGTAGAACGTAGCGTATATCAACCAGATCCGGATGGGCATGGTGGTCATTATGTGAAGAAAACCATCCGAAAACGACTGATCACAAAGCAGTATCTGATTGTTGCTCGAGGCGCATCTAAGTCAATGTATGAGTCATTGATTCAGAGTTACTTCTTAAATATAGACACATCTACAACACATCAAGTAACAACCGCCCCAACAATGGCGCAGGCTGACGAGGTAATGTCGCCTATCAGAACCGCCATCACGAGAGCAAAAGGTCCGTTCTTCCAGTTTCTCACACAAGGGTCACTTAGAAACACTACCGGTTCTATTGCTGACAGAGTCATGTTAGCAAGCACTAAGAAAGGCATCCAGAATTTCATCACAGGCTCATTGCTTGAAGTACGACCCATGTCGATTGACAAGCTTCAGGGTCTCCGAGTTAAATGCGCTACTGTTGATGAGTGGCTGTCTGGCGATGTTCGTGAGGATGTTGTCGGCGCATTGGAACAGGGAGCTCGTAAAGAACAGAGTGGCGGACAGAATGATGACTATCTGATCATCGCTGTTAGCTCGGAAGGTACCGTCCGAAATGGACCGGGCGATACAATCAAAATGGAATTGATGAGCATACTCAAAAGCGAGTACAATGCTCCGCACACTTCCATTTTCTGGTACAAGCTGGATTCTATCGATGAGGTCAATGACCCACGGATGTGGATGAAAGCAAATCCAAACATTGGAATTACGGTAAGTTACGAAACGTACCAGCTTGACGTTGAACGTGCAGAAAAGAACCCCGCGGTAAGAAACGATATTCTGGCAAAACGATTTGGTATTCCAATGGAGGGATACACATATTACTTCACATACGAAGAGACGCTATGTCACCGACACAGAGAATTCTGGCAAATGCCGTGTGCACTTGGCGCCGATCTTTCTCAAGGTGATGACTTCTGTTCGTTCACTTTCTTATTCCCATTAGCCAATGGATCATTTGGTGTTAAAACCCGAAATTATATTACAGAAAGAACAATGCAAAAACTGCCTACTGCTCTGCGAATCAAGTACGACGAATTCTTACAGGAAGGTAGTTTAGTTGTTATGCCTGGAACTGTATTAGATATGATGCAAGTGTATGACGACTTGGACCAGCACATTGAAGAATGTCAGTATGATGTTTCGTGTTTCGGATATGATCCGTACAATGCGAAAGAATTTGTGGAAAGATGGGGCAGAGAAAACGGAGAGTATGGTGTAGTGAAAGTAATTCAGGGGGCTAAGACAGAATCAGTACCGCTAGGAGAATTGAAGAAATTATCCGAAGACAGAATGCTTCTGTTCGATGAGGCTCTTATGACATTTACCATGGGTAACTGCATTACAATCGAAGACACCAATGGTAATCGTAAATTACTGAAAAACCGCTATGATGCAAAAATCGATTCCGTGGCCGCTATGATGGATGCATATGTAGCATATAAGATTAACAGGGAGATGTTTGATTAAATGAATTTACGTTTAGTTAGACCGGCAACAAATTTATAAGGTGAAAACCGCAAGAGGTGACGGCGAGTAGCCTTCTGTTGTTGGTATATAAGAAAGGAGAAAAACAGCACATGAGATTTGACGAAGCATTTAAAGCAATGAAACAGGGAGCCAAAGTAAAACTCCCGTCATGGGGTGGTTATTGGTTCTGGTCCAAAGAGAAGCAGACCATTATTATTCACACAAAAGACGGTGAAGAGCTGGATATCAGAGAGACACAAATTCCAGATTATACGTTTGAAAATATCTGCTCTGATGAGTGGGTGCTGGCAGATGGTGAGAATTGCCCGGAACTGGGAGGAGAAGCTACATTTTCATTTGGAGAAGCAATTAAATATCTGAAACGTGGAATGAAAGTGGCACGTAAAGGTTGGAACGGAAAAGAACAGTATATCCAACTTGCAACTGGAATTTCATATAAAACTGCGGAAGGAAATGCAGTAAATTGTGAACATGATGCTATCGGAAACAAAGCTATTGCTTTTGTCGGAACTTCTGGTGTTCAGATGGGATGGTTAGCATCACAGGCAGACATGTTGGCAGATGATTGGAAGTTTGTTGAATAGGAAGTAGGAATTCAAAATGGAATTAAATATTGGAAACAGGCTGAAACATGCCTGGAATGCGTTTCTTAACCGGGACCCGACATACTCTTACGGAGTGTCAGGCTCCGGTTATTCTTTTCGTCCAGATAAAGCTAGATTAAGTAGAGGTAATGAGAAGTCAATCATCACATCAATCTTCAATCGAATTTCATTAGACGTAGCACAGATTGATATCAAACACTGCGAAATTGATAGTAATGGAAGTTTTGTGAAAGAAAAAGATTCCCGATTAAATTCGTGTTTAACATTGGAAGCGAATTGTGATCAGACTCCAAGATCATTTATTCAGGATATTGTCCTTTCGATGCTAGATGAGGGCGTAGTTGCAATTGTTCCAGTAGACACATATGGTGACGATCCTTTAATCAGTGATTCATTTGATGTTGCCTCCATGAGAACTGGCAAAATTCTGGAATGGAAACCCAAGCATGTTTACGTTCAATTATACAACGATACTACTGGCGAAAAAGAAGAGAGATGGTTCCCTAAGCGAATGATCGGTATTGTTGAGAATCCTCTGTATGAAGTAATTAATGAACCGAACTCGACAGTGCAGCGACTGAAAAGAAAGTTGGCTTTATTAGATGTGACAGATGAACAAACGGCATCGAATAAGTTAAATTTGATTATTCAGTTACCCTATACTACACGTTCGGAATCTAAAAGAAAACTTGCAGAGGAACGAAGAGAAGCTTTAGAAGAACAGCTATCTAACTCCAAGTATGGAGTTGCGTATGCCGACGGAACAGAAAAAATTATTCAGCTCAATCGCTCGGTTGAGAACAATCTTCTTAAACAGGTCGAATATTGGACAAACCTTGTGTACAGCCAGCTTGGTATAACACAGGAGGTTATGGATGGCACAGCAGATGAAAAGACAATGCTGAACTATATGAACCGAACTATTGAACCAATTGTATCGGCAATTGTTGACGAAATGAAACGAAAATTCCTGACAAAAACTGCTCGAACACAGGGGCAGACAATCATGTACTTTCAGGATCCATTTAAATTGGTTCCTATTAGTAATATTGCTGAGATTGCGGACAAATTCACCCGTAACTGTATCATGACCTCTAATGAATTGAGACAGGTAATCGGTATGAAGCCGTCAGCAGATCCAATGGCAGATCAACTTGTAAATAATAACATTAGTCAGCCGGCAGACCAAAATCGGTCATCGCCAGAAGACTATGAATACGAAGAGGGTGAAAATCAAAATGGTTAGTAAAAAAGATTACGACTGTTGTGGTTGGGCCACCAAAGCGAATGTTAAATGCTCTGACGGAAGAACAATTATGCCAGATGCGTTTAAAGACAATGATGGCCAGATTGTCCCATTAGTTTGGAATCACGACCACACCAGCGTGGATGCTGTACTTGGTCACGCTCTGCTTGAAAATAAAGGCAATGGTGTATTTACGTTTGTTAAATTCAATGACACCGAAACCGGGCAGAACGCGAAAAAATTAGTTGAGCACGGAGACATTACAGCTTTTTCAATCTTTGCAAATCAGCTTAAAGAAGCAGGAAAAAATGTTATGCACGGAAATATTCGTGAGGTAAGTCTAGTGCTGGCTGGCGCGAATCCTGGAGCATCAATTCAGCCTGTACTTTCGCACGGAGAATTTTCCGAAGAAGAAGCTGTCATTTACAGTGGCGAAGAGTTTGAACTTTTCCACTCTGATGAGGCAGAGAAAAAAGAAAAAGGAGACCAGAAAATGGCAGATGAAAACAAAGAAAAAACAATTGCGGACATCCTTGGTACCATGAATCAGGAGCAGCGCGATGCTGTTGACGCAATTGTTGGAATGGCACTGGAAGATGCTGGTGCTGAAAATAATGATGAAGGAGATGATGACGAAATGAAACATAATGTATTCGATAACGATCCAGAAATGGAAGATGGCGGCGTTCTTACACATGCAGATGAGATGGAAATTATGAAACTGGCAAAACAGTCTGGTGTAGGAAGTCTTCGTGCAGCTATGGAAATTTTTGATGAACAGAACAATTCCTTATCCCACAGTATTTTTTCTGAGGAAACAGTTGGCAAATTATTCCCGGAATATGAGCTTCTGAAAAAGGGCGCTCCGGATACCCTTGAGCGTGACCAGACATGGGTTGATTATGTTATCGGTAAGATTCATAAATCACCATTCGCAAGAGTAAGAACAAGATTCGCCGATGCTAGAATCGCTGATCTGAAAGCTAAAGGTTATCAGAGAAAAGGCGATTACAAAAAGAACATGGCTCAGATTACTCTGCTCGGCCGTTCTTTTGATCCGCAGACAATCTATATCAAATCTGATATGCACCGTGACGACCTTCTTGATATCACCGATTTCGACGCAGCAGGATACCAGCTTACTCAGATGCGTCATACAATGAATGAAACGCTTGCGCTGGCGGCACTCATTGGGGACGGACGTGACGAGGGCGATGAAGATAAAATCCACGAAGCACATATCAAATCAATTTACCATGATGATGATCTGTATTGCATTCATCAGGATGTTGATATCGCAGCTGCTAAGAAAGAACTTCAGGGTACAAACACAGGCGCAAACTTCGGTGAGAATTATATTTATGCTGAAGCAATCATCACTGCAGCTCTGTACTCAAGAGAGAAATATAAAGGATCTGGCAGTCTTGATCTGTTCTGTACACCGCATCTGTTGAACGTAATGCTTCTGGCAAGAGATCTCAATGGTCGTAGAATCTATGACTCTAAAACAGATCTGGCAGCAGCTCTGAATGTAAATGCAATTCATACAGTAGAGCAGTTTGATGGCGTAACTCGTCACGATGACACAACTGATAAAGACAAGAAACTTCTTGGTCTGTTCGTAAATCTGTCTGATTATCAGTTTGGGTCTGCCAAAGGTGGGGAAATCACTAAATTCGAAGACTTTGACATCGACTTCAATAAGTACAAATACCTGCTCGAGACAAGACTGTCTGGCGCGTTAACTGTACCGTACTCCGCAATCGCGTTAGAGGAGCCGGTGAGCGCTGTAGCTGCTTAAAAACTAGAAATGACATATAAAGGAGAAAAGACATGATTGAAAAAGTATATCAGAACGCAGATGATGATCGTGTAGCAATCCGTAAAGTGTATGCAAAAACTGATGGTTACGCATATCTCGAGAAAGATTGTAAAACAAAAGTATCTTGTGGTGAGCTGCATGATGCATTCATTAAAGGTTTGCTGGTAGTTGACGCCTCAGGCAATGAGCACAAAACTGTTAGCTGTTCTGTGACTAAGGATGTTGCCACCGTTACATACGTGACTGCTGATTCATCCGCAGCAACAACCGCAAAACTTGCAACAGTGAAATCTAAGTAAGATCCGGAGGAAAATTCAAAATGGCAAGATGGTACGGCAAAGTTGGGTATACGGTTACTAAAGAAGTAGAGCCGGGATTATACGTTGGTGAAGAACAGGATGTCGTCAGAGAATACTTTGGAGATTATTCTGGTTTCGCTTGGCAGAATCAGAACTCCGGAGGGATTAATGATGATTTAGTTATTTCTGGAACCGTCAGCATTGTCGCCGATCAGTACGCCTATCAGAATTGTTCCAATATTGCTTACGTTGAAGTCGAGGGTACGAAGTGGAAAGTCATAAAGATTGAACCACAACGCCCTCGGCTAATTTTATCTCTAGGAGGTGTATACAATGGGTAGCCGATTAGAATTACAAGCTAAACTCGAAGAAGCTTTAGGCAGTAAAAATGTATACTATCAGCCCCCAGAGAGTTTGAAACTGACATACCCCGCCATCATATATAGTATGTCTGGCATGAGCAGAAAACATGCAGATGACCAAGAATATATGAAAAAAAGACGGTATGAAATCACAGTCATTGATAAGAGGCCATTTAACTCAGCGATTGATAAGATATTAAAATTCCCATATTCATATTACGATCGCCCATATAAAGCCGATAATCTCTATCATGACGCAATATCACTATATTTTTAAGGAGGTAAAATAAATGCCTGAAAAACTTGTTTGGGACCAGACTGGCGAACGACGCTATGAAACTGGTGTAAAACAGTGTGCTCTTTATCCTATGACTGCTGGAACATATCCTAAAGGAGTCGCATGGAACGGAATCACAGCTATCACAGAGAGCCCTTCTGGAGCTGAACCAACCGCAATGTATGCTGACGATATTAAATATCTTGACATTCTTTCAGCTGAGACCTACGCGGCAACAATCGAAGCTTATATGTATCCAGATGAGTTCAAGCCATGTAATGGTGAAGCTGAACTTGCCGAGGGTGTTTCCATCGGACAGCAGACAAGACAGAAATTTGGTCTGTGCTACAAAACAACTCTTGGCAATGATACGGATGGTGAGGATTACGGTTATGAGCTCCATCTTGTGTATGGCGGATTAGCAGCCCCGGCCGAAGAGGCACATAACTCTAAGAATGAATCTCCGGAAGGAATGACAATGTCCTGGTCTGTATCCACAACACCAGTTGATGTTGAAGGTAAGAAACCAACAGCTACTGTGACAATTAACTCTGTTAAAGCTGGAGCACAGGTTATGAAAGCACTTGAAGATGTTCTGTATGGTAGTGACAAAGCAGAGGCACGTTTACCATTACCAAATGAGCTTAAAACACTGATCGAGCAGGCAAAAGCTGCTTAAAAATCAAAATGGAGAACCCTGTCTACACGATGGGGTTCTTTTCTTTTTAAGACGAAAGGAGATTAAATACTATGTTAAAGAAAACTATTGAATTTGAGGATTATTACGGAAACCCGAGAAAAGAGGACTTTTATTTTAATCTGTCTGAGGCGGAGATTACAGAAATGTCTGTATCCACACCGGGAGGTTTTGAGGAGATGATCAAACGTATCGTTTCTGCTCAGGATGGCGCGACTATCATGAAAACATTCAAAGACATCATTCTCAAATCTTATGGCGAGAAGTCATTGGACGGAAGACGCTTCATTAAATCCAAAGAGCTTTCCGAAGCATTTTCTCAGACAGAAGCATACAACAAACTGTTTATGGATTTAGTAACTAATGATGTTGCTGCCAGTAAATTCATCAACGGAATCATTCCAAATGGAAAGCAGGTATCAAAAGAAGCAGTACAGCAGATGGCATCTGATCTGCTTCCGAGTGCTTTAGCACAGGCATAAAACAATAGGGGGGAATAGAGAATGTTATCAATTATTGTTCCGGCGTTTGAAGAGGAAGACTGGGACTCTGAAAAAGAGGAATTTGTCTACAGAAAGCTCGGCCATGACTATGAGTTGAAATTGGAGCATTCTCTACTTTCTCTCCACAAATGGGAGCAGCGATGGCACAAACCCTTTTTGTCAACAACTGAAAAGACAGAAGAAGAAGCGATGGATTATATACGTTGCATGGTTGTGAACCAGAAAGTTCCAGAAGAAGTGTATCGCAGACTTACCGAGCAGAACATGGCTCAGATACAGGAATACATTAAAAATCCGATGACTGCAGTTCCATCTGAAAAAGAGAAAGGTCGAGGTCGTAGGCAGATCATTACAGCTGAAAATATTTACAGTTGGATGATATCACTGAACATTCCACCAGAGTATGCAAAGTGGCATCTGGAGAGTTTGTTGACTCTTATCCGAGTTTGCGAGAAAGATAACACTCCACCATCACAGAAGAAACACAGTCAAAGAGAACTTGTTAATAAGTATGCGGCTATTAACGCAGCAAATCGTAAGAAGTTCAACTCGAAAGGATAATCAATGGTTAGTTTTACACAACATGGAGATTTTAAGAAGTTGTCGCGTTACTTTGAAAGACTTAAAGAAACTGTGAAAATCGGCATCTTAGATAAGTATGGGAAAGCTGGCGTAGAAGCACTCTCCTCAGCAACTCCAAAAGATAGCGGTAAAACTGCTGAGTCATGGACTTATGAAATCAAACGTCAAAATGGAGTTGTATCATTAAATTTCTTAAATTCGAACATTAATGAGGGTGTACCTATTGCCATAATTCTTCAGTATGGACATGGCACAGGGACTGGAGGATGGGTAGAAGGAAGAGACTATATCAATCCTGCAGTTCGCCCTATATTTGATAAATTGGCATCTGATGCGTGGAAGGAGATTACTAGCTTATGAGTAAACAAGTCGACGAACGCGTTGTCGAGATGCGGTTTGATAACCAAAATTTCGAAAAAAATGTTGCTACAAGTATGTCTACATTAGACAAGCTTAAGCAAAAATTAAATCTGAAAGGGGCGGGAAAGTCTCTTGAAGAAATTAATAAATCTGCACAGAATGTTTCTTTTCAGAAAATGGCAGATAGCCTCTCTGTATTAGAGAAGCGCTTCTCAACCACAGGCATTGTTGGTATGAGCGTGATTAACAACCTCACAAATTCTGCTATGGGGTTCGTTAAAAAACTTAATAGCTTTGTGATTAGCGGCATCAAAACTGGCGGTATTAACAGGGCTATGAAAATTGAGAATGCTCGTTTTCAGCTGGGTGTCCTTTTAAAAGATTCTGAGAAAGTAGAAGCCGTAATGCAAAATGTTCAGTCTGCTGTAGACGGAACTGCGTACGGAATGGATGCCGCAGCTACTATTGCATCTCAGTTAGCAGCGTCGGGTATGCAAGCTGGCGAGCAGATGCAACACTCATTACAGGCGGTGGCTGGTGTCGCTGCCATGACCAATAGTTCCTATGAGGATATCGGTCGTATCTTTGCTCAGATTTCTGGTCAGGGACGACTTATGGGTAACGACTTGCTGCAGTTATCGGGCAGGGGTATGAACGCTGCGGCTACTCTTGGTGAAGCTCTTGGGAAGACGGAAGCCGAAGTAAGAGACATGGTTTCTAAGGGACAGATTTCTTTCCAGACGTTTTCAGATGCCATGTATGAAGCTTTTGGTGAGGGATCTAAGAAAGCAAACGAATCTCTTACCGGTGCTTTCTCAAATGTCAAATCTGCGCTTGCTAAGATTGGAGCCGATTTTGTATCTCCACTGGTTAAACAGAATGGACCGATCGTAAAATTCTTGAACACAGTTCGAGAGAAGATTAATGATGTACGAAAAATGACTACGCCATTGGCTGAGGCATTAAGCGGTAAAATCGGAACAGTCATTGAGAAATTCGCAGATCTGATATCGAAAATTAACATTTCTGGAATAGCTGACAAGTTCAAAAAACTGTTTGACAATGACAAATTCAAGGTTGCTAAAGATGCCATTGAGCGTGTTACCACTGCGACTGAAGCTGCTAAAAAAGCTACAGAGGATTTTGGAGCTGTAGTTGATAAAGTAATCAACGGAGATTTCGGCAATGCTCCTGAACGCTGGCAGAAACTCACCGATGCAGGTTATGACTGGGCGTATGTTCAGAATCTGGTCAACGAAAAGCTTGGAAGCAGCGTACGACATGCGACAGACTTTGAGGAAGCTCAAAATGGAGTGAATGATGCTCAGGCAGTGACAATTGATCAGCTTTTGAAAATGTCAGATGCACAGCTGGAGAATATTGGCTTCACTCAGGATGAAATTGACGCTTTTAAAGAATTGCAAAAACAGTCTGAGAAAACAGGTATTCCGATAAAAGACCTCATGGAGAACGTGGATCAACTAAGTGCAAAATTCCTCATTCTTGATTCATTCAAAAATATCGGAAGTAACATTGTAAAATTTTTCAAATCTTTAGGTCAGGCGTTTAAGGAGACATTCAAACCAAAAGACAGCGATGGCGTGCTCTACAATATTATTGCTGGATTCCACAAACTCACTGAAAAACTGAAAATGAGTGATGAGACAGCTGATAAACTGAAACGAAGCTTTAAAGGTGTATTTTCAGTGATCAGTATCATTGGTAATGTGATCGGAAGCGCAGTTAAGCATATTGCTAACGGCGTTTCTTCTTTGTTTAAGGCATTTAATCCATCTGGATCAAACAAATCCATTCTCGATCTTACAGCAAGTCTTGGCGATAAACTTTCAGAACTCAAAGAGAAACTTGTTGACGATGGCGGAATTGATAAGGCATTTGATAAGGTTGGGGACGCCGTAAAAACTGCAGCTGATGCGCTTAAGAAATTTGTATCATACATCAAAGATACGAGCCCGATCAAGAAGTTTGGCAATGCACTCAAGAATATCGACATTAAAAACATCGGTAAGAATATCAAAGATTTGCTTGAAAAATTTGCCGAGTTTACAAAACTTGATAAAGTCGCTGATAAACTGAAAAACCTCAAATTTGGTGAAATCGGGAAGAACCTTATAGAAGGGTTCAAGAACGCAATAGAAGAAAATGCTCATGTTGTTCCAGAATTATTCATTAAAATTGGTGAGTCCATCCTTAGCGCAATCAAAGGCGTTTTAGGTATTCATTCTCCATCAACTGAAACATATGAGGTAGGACAGAATACTATTGCGGGTTTGGTAAATGGCATCAGAGACGGCAAGTATAAAGTTACGGACGCGCTGATCGAACTTGCTCAGCATGTTAAGAATTTCTTACAGCAGTTGCCATGGAAGCAAATACTTTCTTTAAGTATTATCGCAGGGCTTACGTATACCGGTAAGAGAATACTGGACGTTCTTGATAAATTTGCGGCGCCGTTTGAAGGCGTTGGAGCCATCTTGAAAAATGCTGGCGGCATTCTCGGAGCAGTTAAGACATTTATCACGGAATTCACAGAATCGGCAAAGAAATTGGCGAAAGCAAAAGCTTTTAATTTGAGGATGGATGGCATTCTTAAATTCATTAAGTCGATTGCAATCGTTGCTGGTTTGGTCATTGCGATTGCTCAGTTTGATCAGAAAAAGATCTGGGCTGGATTTGGCGTTATAGCGGCTGTAGTCGGATTGGTTGTCGGGGCGGCTATCTTGATGGATAAATTTACGTCCGCATCTGCAAAATTTGAAAAAGGCAAAGGCTTTAACATCAAGGGAATGAAGTCCGGTTTGATTGCTATTGGCGTTACAGCGCTGCTTATTGCTTCAGCAATCAAAATGGTGGGAAAGCTAGATCAGGATCAAGCAGAACGTGGGTTTACAGGCTTAGTTTTAATCCTAGGTTCTATACTGGCGGTTACATATGCGGCGAGTCAAGTGTCCCATAACACATCATTGAAGGATATTGCTGTTATCGGAACTTTAATGAAACAGCTTTCTGTGTCGTTATTGCTCATGGCAGTATCTTTGAAATTGATCAGCACGATTGATGATCCGGGAGCAGTCAAGAAAGCCATTTCGTTTGTTGGACTATTTACTGCATTTGTTATAGCGATTGCAAAACTTGGAACCAGTAAGGATGAACGTCATATTGCGCAGCTAGGACGAACTTTGATTGCTATATCTGTATCCATGTTGTTGATGGTCGCTGTGATGAAAGCGGTATCACGATTGGAGCCAGATCAAATCGGTAAGGGTATAACCTTTATGATTGGATTCGCTGGATTTGTGGCGGTGTTGGCATTAGTTACCAGATCTGGTAAAAACGGAACAGCTAAACTTGGCGGTATATTGCTGTCCGTATCAGTGTCGATGTTGCTTATGATAGGCATTATCAAACTGGTCGCAAAATTAGACCCAGCGGATGTCGCTAAGGGTATATCATTCATGCTCATGTTCGTCGTATTTGTTGGATTACTTAAAGTGGCTTCTACGATAGGAAAAGATAAGCAAATAGCAAATATGTCACGAAACTTAATCGGCATGTCTGTTGCTCTTGGAATTCTTGCGGGTATTTGCGTTCTTTTGGGTTATATAGATACTGGCGCCTTGGCAAAAGGCATAGCGGCTGTAGGGTTCTTGTCGCTGTTTATGACGATGATGACTAGAGGAGTTGGTAAGGTAGGCGAGAGCAAACAGATAACTCGGTCGTTAATTGCTATGACAGTTGCTATTGGATTAATGGCGGCTGCGGTTGTTGCTTTATCATTGCTACCGACTGACAAACTCGCAGCGGCGACTGTGGCGTTGGGTAGTATCATAGGAATGATGTCGTTAATGATACTGGCGTCTCAAAAAGTTGGAGCTCAGAAAGGCAATATGTCTGGTTTAGTTACCATGACGGTAATGCTTGGGTTGGTCGGTACTGTAATATATACTTTGGCTCAATTACCATGGCAGCAATCAGTAGGAGCGGCGGCTGGAATCTCGGTTGTAATGCTGTCTCTTGTGGCTTCTATGAATCTCCTCAAAATGGGTGGAAAAGTAGGCGCATCAGCGTTGGCTAGTATTGTGCTTATGGCCGGTGTAATGGCAGCTGTGGCTGGAATCCTGTATTTGCTTAGAGATATGGATGTTCAGTCTGCTATTGGAAACGCAACTGCGCTGTCTACAGTGTTACTTGCAATTTCTGCATCGATATTAATACTGAGCAAAGCAAAAGGTATCAGCCCGAATGCAGTATTGGCAGTTGGTGAGTTTGTACTTATATTGGGTGCAGTAGCGGGTATATTTGCAGTAGTTGGCGGACTTGTAGCATTGATACCGGGCGCTCAGCAATTTCTTGAGAATGGCATTCCGATTCTTACGACAATTGGCGAAGCACTTGGTTCATTCTTTGGCGGTATCGTTAAAGGATTTTCGGTTGAAGCTACATCTGGATTGCCGCAGATCGGACAAAATCTTGCGGACTTTGCAAATAGTTTATCCGACATTAATAATGGTGCATTACAAGGCGCGAAAAATGTTGCTCAAATTATGCTGCTTATAACCGGCGCGGAGTTCTTGGACGGATTTTCTAAGTTCTTGAGCAATGGATTATTTGGTAAACAAGATCCTACTGATTGGGGAAGCAAACTGTCAACATTTGGCAAAGCAGTAAAAGGCTTTTCTGATTCAGTATCTGGTATAGACGAAGGAGCAGTAACAGCAGCAGCTAATTGTGGAAAGGTTCTCGTTGAGCTGGAAAACGCATTGCCTAGAACCGGCGGTGTATTACAGAAACTCATAGGAGAGAAGCTTGATCTCGGCACTTTTGGTGGGAATATCAGAGGATTTGCTTACAATATAGTAGCCTTTTCTAATATCGTAAAAGGTTGCGTGGACGAATCTGCAGTAACAGCCGCAGCAAACTGTGGAAAGGTTTTAGCTAAGTTAAACGACGCACTTCCAAACACAGGCGGAATTCTTCAGAAGCTCACTGGCGAAAAAGACCTTGAAACGTTTGGAAATAGAATCAAAGCTTTCGGATCAGCTATCGTTGATTTCTCTAGTACAGTATCCGGTGATGGAAAAATTGATCCAACAGCAATCGAAGCTGCTAAAAATGCCGGACAGATCATGGCTGAGTTGAACAACAACCTGCCGACATCTGATGGAGCTTTACAGTGGCTTCTCGGTCAAAAAGATTTATCCGAATGGGGTGAAAAGCTTAAATCGTTTGGAAGTTCTATTGTTGCATTTTCACAATCTGTATCTGGCGACAACAAAATTGACACTCAGGCAGTAGAAGCGGTTAAGAATGCGGGAGATCTTCTGGTTGAGCTCAGCAACGCTCTTCCAGAAACTGGTTTATTCGACGACCAGATGTCGCTTAGTGCATTCGGAACAAATCTGACCTCGTTTGGAACGGCAATGTTTAGTTTCTGCGGAACAGTTTCCGGAATAGACACAAGTGGAGTAAGCACAATAGTGTCAGCTGCTAACAGTCTTATAGAGCTTAGTCAAAGCGCCGCAAATGTTAATGATGACGGAATTACCAAAATCAACAACGTAAAACATATTGGAACAGCAATGTCTCAGTATTCGCATGAAGTAAAAGGTATAAAAGTTGAAAAAGTTCAGACATCGGTTTCTGCAGCCAAGACCCTATTGAATATCATTACAAGCCTTGTAGGTGTTGATTATTCTGGAATTGATGGCTTTAACAAGGTGTCGGATATCGGCGGCATTATGTCCGATTACTCAAGTTCTGTATCGGGCGTCACCCCAGATCTTGTTAGCGGTTCCGTATCAGCCGCAAAACAGTTGCTAAACTTCATTAAAAGTACATCTGGAATAGATACGAGCGGTGTTTCATCATTTGCGAGCGCAGTTAATACATTGTCTAAAACTGATTTCAGCGGATTTGCTTCAGCATTTGGAAAACAGTCGTCCACGTTTAGTTCAGTTGGCGGAAAATTGGCGGATGCCCTTGCAAAAGGCTTTAGCGGAAAGAAGAGCACACTTACTTCGACGGCTATTTCAACAATTTCTGCTATGACCAAAGCAATTCGCCAGAATTACTCGACTTTCACGTCAACCGGTAAAGCCCTTATGACCAAATTTGGTAATGGCATGAAGGGGCAGAAAGCTTTTGTAGCTGCGATTGCTGTTGGTGTCGCAAACAAAGCTAAAAACGAAATCCGTGGTAAATATTCTGAGTTTTATTCGGCAGGCTCTTACCTTGTATCTGGATTCGCTAAGGGCATATCTGCCAACACCTATAAGGCCACAGCAAAAGCTCGAGCAATGGCGAAAGCAGCGACCAAAGCGGCTAAAGAACAATTAGATATCAATTCCCCATCAAAAGTGTTTGAGAGACTTGGAAAATTCGTCCCGGCTGGATTAGCCGTCGGCATAGAAAAGATGTCTCATGTTTCTTCCGGCTCTGCCAAAAACATGGCTCAATCAGCAGTAGAAACAGCACGAACTGCCTTGTCGAGAATGACTGATGTTCTATCTAGTGATATGAGTAATGTCCCAACAATCACACCAGTTCTGGATCTGTCAAATGTTCAATCTGGAATGGGAACACTTGGAACAATGCTCAATTCCGCTAACTCAATTGGACTTACAGCAAATCTTAATGCTATCAGTTCAATGAGAGCTGCCCGTCGTCAAAATGGAAATAACGGCGACGTTGTATCTGCTATCAAAAGCCTTGGTAAAGATATTAATAACATGGATAGGAACTCATACAACATTGGAGGAATCACTTATGAACAGGGTTCTGACGTCGCCGAAGCAATTGAAACTCTTGTGAGAGCATCGATAATAGGAGGGAGATCTTAACAATGCCTAGAGTATCAAATATTGGCATAAAGCTTCAATCTGGAACAGATAATACTTATATCGCCACTTGGAGTTTCAATGAAACAACCACGACGACCGTGACGACTAGCGGAATAAAAGCTGGAAGCCTTGTATCCATTAAATCGGGGGCCACTTACTATAATGGCTCCCATATTCCAGATTGGGTTAAAAACCAGAAATGGTATCTTACGCAAGTTAAAGGTGACCGTGCGGTATTAGGTAAAAACCAATCTGGTAATCACAATATTTGTAGCCCAATCAATGTAAAAAATTTAATCGGCGGTGGTAATACATCATCCACTACAACTACATCATATAACAAAACTTTGGATCATTACACTGTAACGTGGCATTACGATTCTGGTGATGGCATATGGTTTAGCGGCGGTTCTTCTGATACTACCGAAAAATATGCAAGCTATAGTGCTCCGTCGAACGCCAATAGAATCAGAGTTACAATTACTCCAGTATCAACCACTCATACTGTCAACAACACAGAAGTTGCATACTGGAACGGTTCTGCAAATTCAAAAGTTTATTCTTTAGCTGGGGCTCCGCCAGCTCAACCGTCCACTCCAAGTGTCAACGTAGAAAAATACACTTTGACTGCCAGCATCGATAATGTTTCGGACGCCAGAACTGATCAGATTAAGTTTGAAGTATACAATGATACAACTTATGTAAGTTCTGGAATAGCAACAGTAAGAGCTTGTAAGGCCTCTTACCAATTTAGCGTTTCAGCTGGAGGTTCATACCGTGTTCGTTGTGTCGCTATAAACATCGATAACAATTCGAAGATATATGGAAAGTATTCAGATTTTTCATCTGCGGTTACAACAATACCGTTACCACCGTCTGGGTTTACAAAATGCGAAGCCACTTCAAAAACGTCTGTTCGTTTGGAATGGAATGCATCAACCGGGGCAAAAACCTACGATATTGAATATTCAACAAAGAAAGAATATTTTGATGGTTCCGATGGAACATCCACAACAACTGGCATAACTACAACACGGTACGAAAAAACTGGTTTGGAATCTGGAAGCGATTATTTTTTCAGAGTAAGAGCGGTTAACAATCAAGGTGAATCTGCATGGTCCGAAATAAAATCTCTTGTACTTGGTACAGATCCAGCAGCGCCAACAACATGGTCATCGACAACAACTGCGGTGACGGGCGAGCCTTTAAATCTTTACTGGGTTCATAATTCAGAAGATGGATCAAGTCAGACATATGCTGAATTGGAACTTACCATAGATGGAGAAACAAAAACATACACCATCAAAAACACCAAAGATGAAGATGAAAAAGATAATACGTCTGTGTACCCAATCGATACTTCTAAGTATACGGAAGGTACAACAATTCTTTGGAGAGTTCGAACCGCTGGTGTCACCAAAAAGTATGGCGACTGGTCGATTCAAAGAACTGTCGATATTTATGCACCGGCCACTTTAGCTTTAACAGTTAAAGATAAAGATGCCGTTGACATCAACATCCTTACAAGCTTTCCATTTTATGTATCAGCTTTGGCTGGTCCTAAAACACAATCACCGATAAGTTATCATGTCAGTGTGAGATCGAATGAAATGTATGAAACATTAGATCAGGTTGGAAACGTCAAAATAGTTAAAAGTGGAGAAGAAGTATATTCTCAATATTTCGATACGTCTGAAGCATTACTGGTTGAATTGTCTGCCCACAACATAGATTTGGAAAATGAGATTAATTACACGTTAACTTGTGTTGTTGCTATGAATTCTGGATTGACAGCTCAGGAATCTGTAGATTTTACAGTTCAATGGTTAGATCAAACTTATGCGCCAGATGCCGAAATCGGAATTGATGAGGATTCTTATTCTGCTTATATACGACCATACTGTGTTGACGAAAAGGGTATCGTAATTGAAGATGCAATTTTATCTGTATATCGCAGAGACTATGACGGCGAATTTGTTGAGATAGGTAGCGAACTCACGAACGGAGCAAACGTATACCTTACAGACCCTCATCCGTCTCTTGACTATGCACGATATAGAATCATTGCGACTTCGAAATCTACCGGAAGTATTAGCTACTATGATCCGCCAGGTTATCCGATTCAATGCAAATCAATCATTCTTCAATGGGATGAGGCTTGGAGTAGTTTCAATACTTCAAATAGTGATGAAATGGTTAATCCTGCTTGGACTGGATCGTTATTAAATCTTCCATATAATATCGATACGTCTGATAATGGGAATGCTGATGTTTCTTTAGTCGAATACATTGGGCGAGCTCACCCTACTGCGTATTATGGAACACAATTGGGCGAAACAGCAACATGGAATACCGATGTGCCAAAAGACGATGAAGAAACAATATACCAATTACGTAGATTAAAATCATGGCTTGGAGATGTATATGTTCGTGAACCATCTGGCAGCGGTTATTGGGCCAGTGTCAAAGTGTCTTTCAGTAGGACTCACTGCGAAGGGAAGATACCAGTGACGCTAGATATAACCCGTGTCGAAGGAGGTGTTTAACAATGCCCGATTGGACAAAACCGATGCAGCAAACTTTTGAATATTATGAGGTTGATCCAGCAACTTGGTATGATAAAAAACCATTCGACAATGTAAAAACCAGTACGATCAAAAGAGATTCAGATGCAGAAACACTTGGTTCAGCAACAATAGATTTCAATGATATGGTTGGTGAATGCTATATCAGGATTTATCTCATAACAATTCAAAATGGAATTCGTGAGAGGTTTCCATTAGGCACATTCTTGATTCAAACACCGTCGTCAACATTTGACGGCAAAAACAAGACAGTGTCAGTCGACGCTTATACTCCTTTGCTAGAGTTGAAAGAGTCTCCGCCACCTTTGGGTTATTCAATCTTGAAAGGTGCGAACATTATGCAAAATGCGAAAATGATATTGAGAGAACATTTGAGGGCCCCGCTCATTGGGACAGATAGTAGCGAAACACTTTACAATGATTTTGTTGCCAATTCCAATGATACGTGGCTCTCTTTTGGTTCTGATTTAATAGCAAATGCCAGGTATAAATTTGATCTTGACGAAATGGGTCGAGTCTTATTCGCCCCTGAGCAAAACATGTTCGCGTTGCAACCAGTATACACATATAACGACGATAACAGTTCGATATTGTACCCGGAAGTTACTATGGAACATGACATTTATGGCATACCGAATGTAATCGAGGTTGTGTATTCACAGAACAATAAATATTTCTATGCCAGATCAGTAAATGACGACACAAATAGCCCTCTTTCAACTGTGAATCGTGGTCGTGAAATAATATCTAGGGTTACAGATCCTGATATAAGCGGGATTCCGTCTCAAGCCATGATTCAAGAATATGCTGATCGATTACTCAAAAACTCATCTACAATCGAATATTCAGTTTCATATACACATGCTTATTGTGGAACCAGAATTGGCGATTGTGTGAGACTGAATTATAGAAGAGCAGGCTTACAGGATGTGAAAGCAAAAATCGTTAGTCAATCGATCAAATGCGAACCTGGTTGCCCAGTTAGTGAAAAAGCAATCTATACAGTTAAATTATGGGGGTGATTATATATGGCGCTATCAAACGATTTGATCGCTGAATTTGTCAAACTTACAAATGGCGAAAAACAGCCTCCAAGTGAAACCACCATGTATGGTACAGCTGTGGAATACAACGGTCAGATATATGTTCGTTTAGATGGGTCGGATAGAATGACCCCTGTAACTTCAACTGTTAGTATAAAACCCGGTGAACGAGTAATGGTGCTTATGAAGAAGCATACCGCTACAGTGACTGGAAATATTTCATCACCATCTGCCAGCGATAGTGATGTAAAAGAAGTTGATAAAAAAGTTCAAAATGTAAGTGATCAAATTTCAGAATTTGAAATAATAATTGCTGACAAAGTAAGCACCGATCAATTGGAAGCTGCAATTGGCAGGATTACAAAACTTGAAACTGATAATGTTACAGTTAATGAAAAACTCACAGCAAACGAAGCGGACATTTCAAACCTGAAAACAAAGGATGCAGAGATAACTGGGCGACTTACTGTAAATGAAGCATGCATCGACGATCTTAACGCGAAAAAATTAGATGTTGAAGTAGCCGATATTAAATACGCTGCGATTGAAAATCTTGAGGCGACAGACGCAACAATTCGGAATCTTAAGAGCGATTATGCCGATTTCAAAGATACCACAACCGAAAAATTGACCGCTCACGATGCGACAATTAATAAATTGGATGTTGACAAGCTTAACGTCACGGATGCAGACATCAAGTATGCAACAATCAAAAATTTAGAAGCCACTGACGCCGATTTGAAAAATCTTATGTCTGATCATGCCGATTTCAAAGAGGCAACCGCTGGCAAATTCACCGCTCAAGACGCAAGTATTAAGAAACTTGATACTGAAAAATTGAGTGTTGATGCAGCAAACATTAAATATGCTAACATTGATTTCACTAACATTGGCAAAGCCGCAATGGAATATTTCTATGCACAATCTGGATTGATTAAGGACGTAACGGTTGGCGATCAGACAATTACTGGTGAACTGGTTGGCGTTACAATTAAGGGAGACCTCATTGAGGGAAACACAATTGTGGCGGACAAATTGGTAATCAAAGGCGACGATGGTCTGTATTATAAACTGAATACGGATGGGGCAACCGTTGAAAAAGAACAGACAGACTATAACAGCTTAAATGGTCAAGTCATCCAAGCAAAGTCCGTTACTGCCGAAAAGATTTCTGTGAATGATTTGGTGGCATTTGATGCGACTATTGCTGGATTTAGTATAACTGATTCAGCATTGTATTCCGGAGCAAAGGCATCGGCGACAAATGGGACACGTGGTATCTATCTTGGAAAAGACGGACAAGTGTCATTCGGCGATGGCCAGAATTACATTATGTATTTCAAAGACACTGATGGTTCTTGGAAACTTGCAATATCTGCAAATAGCATAACATTTAGCTCTGGAAGAAACATCGAAGATGTGATTAGCAGCATGCAAGATCGTATGGATGAAATAGCAGACGAGGTTACCACTTCATTGTATGTTACATCGTCAAAAGGAAACGTTTTCAAGAATACGAATGTATCAACAATATTATCTGTAACAATTATACGCGGCACACAGCGAATTACTGATAGCGAAACATTAGCATTAGTATTTGGCGAGGGTGCTTTTTTACAATGGAGATATCAGTTAAATGATTCTGATGATTATTTAACGCTTGCTCCAGAAGATCAACGGATCGCGGAAGGCGGTTTCAAATTTAAAATCAGTCCAAACGATATAGACACAAAAGGTGTATACGCTTGTGACTTGATCGTAGAAGAAAAGGAGAAAAATCAAAATGGCAATTAGAGCAACCGGTCAGGCAACTATCATTGATGTAACTGACGCTTATAGTATTATATTAACATCAGAGGCTTATACATTTCCTGGCACAACATCTGGTGCATCAGCCGGTCAGAAATGTGCAACGCAGGCAGTCGCATATTGCGGACAGAATCAGTGTCCTGTAGTAGTTGTAGATGCGAAATCTATCATTTGCCCTACTGGCATCACAGCGGCAGTTACCGATAGTGGAACAGCATCGCCGACAATCACATTTACGACAACAGCAGTTATCACCTCGTCCTGTGAGGCAACCATTCCAGTGACTGTCGACGGTATCACAATTAATAAGAAATTTTCTTTTGCAGTAGCAAAGACAGGCGCTACGGGAGCAAAAGGAGAAGCTGGTAGAAGCATTACCGGTGTTACAAACTACTATTTGGCAACATCAGCAGCAACAGGAGTTACAACCGCGACATCTGGTTGGACTACTACAATGCAAACGACAGACACCACTAAGAAATATCTTTGGTGCTATCAGTCCATTACATACTCAAGCGGAAATCCTACCGCAACAACCCCTGTTATTATTGGAACACACGGTGCGACAGGTAATACCGGCGCAACAGGCAAAGGCATTAAATCTGTAACGAATTATTATCTCACAACTTCGGCAGGAACAGGAGTCAAGACAGATACGTCCGGTTGGGCTACAACACCGACAGCAACAACAGTGACAAATAAATATATTTGGTGCTACCAGTTGATCACATATACCGATAATACAACAGAAAAGACAACCCCTGCTATTATTGGTACTCATGGTGCAACGGGAGCGCCAGGAGCCGCCGGAAAGGACGCTATTGTGGTAACAGTCACAGCAAGTAACGGAACAACGTTCAAAAACAATAATGGTTCAACTGTCCTGACCGCGCATGTATTTAAGGGCGGAGTAGAACAGAGTATTACCGATGCTGGCGTTTGCGGTTCTCTAGGATCCATCAAATGGTATAAAGCGGGAAGCAACACAGCAGCAGCAACGTCTAAAACCCTGACAATTTCGGCGGATGATGTTGATAGTGTTGCTGTATACACATGCAATTTGGAGGGGTAATCATGGCAATTAAAGGCTCTGCACAGACAACGTTAATTGATGTGACAGATGCATATTCAGTAATGCTGACAAGCGAAGCCTATACATTCCAAGGTAATTCCGAAGGCGCACCTGCTGGCTCTACATGTTCGACTGATATTGTTGCATATTGTGGTGATGTGCCTTGTAAGATAAGCGTCTCATCTGAAGACATTGTGTGCCCGACAGGTATATCAGCTTCAGTGGCAAATAACAATTCTTTATCTCCAACAATTACGTTCAAAACAACTGCAGTTATTAAAGCGGCATGTGAAGCAACCGTTCCGATATCAGTTGACGGTTTAGTTATCAATAAGAAGTTTTCATTCGCAATAGCCAAGACCGGAGAAAAAGGTGATACTGGAAAAGACGGAAAACAGTTGTTTGCTAAATGTCTAACCGCGTCCGATATAGCGACCAAAACTGCAACCATTACGCCACCTACATCATTTTCTTTATACGTCGGTGCTACGGTTTCTGTAACGTTTAACGAATCAAATACCGCTACAAGCCCAACGCTGAATGTAAACTCCACCGGTGCAAAACCAATTTATGCATTTGGTGTCGCGCTATCAAGAGTATATTATTGGGTAGCAAAGTCGACGGTTCAGTTTGTGTACAACGGTTCTGCATGGGTTATGACCGCTGATTCGGCCATGTCGTTAGCGGCACAATGGGCTTGCGAAAATGATACGGCATATATCGAAGGTAGTAAAATCTATGCCGGTTCTATTGGCACGATTCAATTAGCAGCTAATTCTATTACCGCTGAAAAAATAGATGTGGACGATCTCTTCGCACAAAAAATAACGGCAACGCATTTAACAATCGAAGGCGATAGTGTCTTCAAGGGAACAATCGATGGTGCAGATGGTGTGTTCGCAGGAAGTATGCAAGCGAAAAAAGTATATTTAGGTTCTACTGACCTTACGCATGTATCGAACGGAGATTTGGGATTAACTTCGACCACATTTACATTGGACGGCGAGAATGCCATCATTCAACAATACTATGATGCAGAAGATGGAGGTGCTGGAGGAAGCTATTATGATAAAGCTTATATAGCAACTATAGGCGGCTCACTAGAAGGCGGACCGGCCCATGCTCAATGTGAACTGAGGAGCGAAAGCTACAGAAGAAGTGAAGCGTCAGGAGAACTCCGTCTTGGCACATCATTTATACATGTAGATCCAGATTTAGTTAAAATTTATTCAGATACCAACATTGATATGTCTGCCGAAACAATCGTTCTTAATGGCACAAACTGGGATACTTTCAAAAGCCAACACGGTTACGACTGGTCAACATTCGGCACCGCCAACACTACTGACACTTGGGTTCCAGTAATGAATGGTTCGAAAGTAAATCATCGAGTATTGCCAACAGATGTCGCAGCCACAATTGACGGTGGTTGTTTCCAGAAAAGAAATAAAATTGTTACAGTAAATGGTTGGGGAGTGGGAGCATCGTCCATCATATTTAACCTGCCATCTACATGGCGACCAGTTAAGGGAAACGGTGTATTCAGTGGATTTTGTTATAATATAAGCAATCATGCTTTTTATCCAGTCACCGGTAATTTTGACACAAATGGGGTTCCATCAGTATACGCTATTTCAACATGGAACAGTGCCTATAATAATTATGCTATTTACAATAGCAGCACAGACAGACGTTCCAATTTCCAGTTATATGTAACAGGTTCGTGGTTGGCGAACTAAATGAAAGGAGAAAACAATGATTCAAACACAGGATTTACAGCTTTTATATAACACAATGAAAGACATTGAGACGAAAGGGGAGAGTACAAAGGTGATGGCAGATTGTCTTAGATTTATAGAGAATAAAATCAAAGAATCACAGCAGGAACCGGTAGCACCACCTGTTCCGCCAATGTCAGAACCAGAGCACGTTGAAGCAGAAGTAGTAGAATAGGAGATGATTCAAAATGGCAGTATATAATGTACATGGCGGCCATAACCCTGCAGGTAGAGTAGCTTGCGGTGCCGTTGGTCTGTTAGATGAGTCTAAAGAAGACCGTTTAGTAGCATTTGAACTTATTAATTATCTAAGAAAAGCCGGACAGACCGCTAGAGATTGCACATGCAATAATGGCACTAGCCAACGTGATGTTCTCGAAAAGATTGTTAAGAAATGCAACGAAGTAACTGCTTCATACGATATTTCTATTCATCTTAATTCAGGAAGATCCGATTCAAATGGTGATGGAGTTCAGGGTGGATTTGAAGTTCACGTATGCAGCACTGACAAAGGTAAGAAAGAGATCGCTGACAGAGCCATTACGAACATGAAAGCCCTTGGTTTTAGAATCCACAGCACAGGAATTGTAATCCGGAAAGATCTCTATGTACTCAATCACACAAAAGCACCGGCTCTACTCTTTGAGATTTGCTTTGTAGATGACAAAGATGACTACAACCAGTATCGAAAAGTTGGTTACAAGCGAATTGCCAGGGCATTAGCCGAAGCTATTCTCAACAGAACCATAGAAGATGATACCGTTGCTAGTAACTTTACCGGTCTTGCAAACTCTGCTCATGGCGATGGTAACTGGTATTACTACACAAATGGTAAAATCGATACCAGCGTAACCACGGTAGCTAAGAACAAAAATGGTTGGTGGTTTGTTAAGAATGGCAAAGTCGACTTCTCATGTAACAGCGTAGAGAAAAATGAGAACGGTTGGTGGAAAATCGTTAACGGAAAGGTTGACTTCAACTACAACGGCCTTGCTAAGAATGCAAATGGTTGGTGGAAAATTGTCAACGGACAGGTGGATTTCAATTTCACCGGATTAGCTCAAAACGATCAGGGCATCTGGATAGTTGAAAACGGTAAGGTTAACTTTGACTTTACCGGAAATAAAGAGTGCCAGTTCAATGGCGGTAAACTCGTATTATAATAAGGAAAGGAGACGTGTGAATTATGGATTTCTTAACATTATTTCAGGATCATTTTGTGATTGTCGTAACTTTGGCTTGCTTACTTGTCGGGTATCTGATCAAGAAGGCAAGCTTTTTTAAATGGGTTCCGAATGATGACATCCCGGTTATTCTTGCAGTAATCGGCGTTGTATCCAACTGTATTGTTGGAGGACTCTCATTTGAATCTGTTATCTATGGCGCTTTTATGGGCGTCGCGGCGACTGGTCTTCATCAGGGATTCAAAGCATTTGTCGAAGGAAATAAAAATAATACTGAAGGAAATAAAAATAATACTGAAGGAGATATTTGATGCCAGAATTTACAATCAGTTTGGGACAGATCTTATGGATTTGTTCTTTTATTGGCGCCGTATGGGGAGTATGGAAAATCATCAAAGAAATAAAAAAACCAAATGATGATTTGAAAGCTATCGTGAAGAAACACTCAGCGTTGCTTGATGCCGATAATAGACGATTAAATAACGTGGAGGGGTCTGACAGGATGCTTCTCAGGTGTATGCTCGTAATTATCAATCATGATATTACGGGCAATGGAATTGACAAATTAAAAGAGACGCGCGATGAGTTAAATGAATATTTAATTAAGCATTAGATCAAAATGGAGTAAAGGGGGAAGTCATGTTATTGACAACCCCTTTTATTTTTTCGAACACGATAAACACTAATCAGACGTAGATGGTTTGCACATTATTAGTACATTTCGACCTCTAAAACCGCATAAATACTAGACTTCCTGTTTCCGTAGAGGAAGCTGCTAAGGCTGGTAAGTTCTAAGAAAACCGCATAAATACTGACTTTTTGAGGGCTTGGTTCGTTTTGACAAGCCCTCAATTTTTGTATATAATACACACGTAATACACAGGTAATACACAATGCGTAATACACAAATAATACACAAATGGACAGTAGTTTCCATTTGAAAAGCGGAAGGATGGATTACGATGAAATTACCTAATGGATACGGCAGTGTACACAAATTGAAAGGAAAAAGGCGAAAACCATGGAGGGCTAGAATTACAGACGGATTTGTTTATGATCTGGTGGAAGATAAACAAGTTCAAAAGTATAAGACGCTTGGATATTATGAAACAAAACAAAAAGCGTTACAGGCGCTTGCTGCATATAATGAGAACCCGTATGATTTAGATGCTGACAAGATTACGTTTGCTGAATGTTATGAAAAATGGACGGAAGAATATTTTAAAAAAATCACTCCAGCTGCTATTAGAACCGTAAAAGCCGCATATAAGTATTGTTCTTCTTTGTATAATATGAGAATGAAGGATATTCGGGTATATCATTTGTCTGGTTGTATGGATGATGGATATATTATTCAAGATAAGGGAAAAGATAAAGGAAAGAAGAGAATGGCTTCAGCCGGAACGAAATCCAGAATGAAATCTATGTTCAATCTGATGTTTGATTATGCAATGGCGCATGAGGTGGTTTTTACAAACTATGCGAGAAATTATAAGATTGATGCTGAAATACTAGAGGAAAAAGAAAAGAATAAAAGACTTAAGTAGGAACTCCTATCTGGGATTCAGGCTCATGGATGGGAACCGGATGCGGAAAGTAGCGCATAATGAAAGAAAACTAAAAACTGTCATATAGGGAAAAATGAAGCTGCCGCTCCATGAATGTTTGTTCGTGGAAGCGGCAGTTTCCCTATGATGATGTGCGAATAATTTGAAAAAAGGGATGGCATATGGTAGTATTAAATGATAAAGATGTCAGGCAGAAAACAGGGGTTATCCTGGAGCAAAAAAGCAATCTGATGGGAGAGGAGACGGGAATGGATAAAAAATGGACACTCCACGTTGAAAATTTTGCAAAAATAAAAAGTGCAGATGTTACGATCGCACCGTTAATGTGTTTTGTGGGTGATAACAATAGCGGAAAAAGTTATTTGATGAGTATTTTATGGGGAATATTGACTTTAGGTAAAGATATTTTCCCAAAGAAGCCCTCTGAAGCAAAGGCATACAAGCAGTGCGAAAGCTGGTTAAAAGAACATCTTAACACAGAAACTGCACTGACGGATGATGCGATAGACCTGTATATAACCTGGTTTAATGAATTACTGAGTACACAGAAAAAAGCTCTGGTAAAAAAAATTTTCAACTATGAGGTTGAGATTGAAAAACTAAAGATTACACATTATGAGAGGAATCATCCGATCAAGATGGTTTGGGATGCGTCTGCATCCAGATATTCTGTCACAGGCGGATATATTAAATTCCCAGAAGTGGAAGCGGCAAACTGGGAAGAACTGCTCCGTATGAATGCTTATATCTGCTGGAATTTATTAATGGAAGGAATTGCAGCACCATGGTATACGCCGATCGTAAAGGGCAGACGGAATGGGGAACCAATTTACTTACCGGCATCAAGAACCGGTTTTATGCTCACGTATGCCCAGTTGATTGAAAATTCACTGCAGATTAGTTTTTCACCGGAATTGCAGGATAACACAAGTACCCTGACACTTCCGTATGTAGATTTTTTGCAGTTGATAACAAAATTTGAGATCAATAAAAAAGACAGCAAAAAGTATGCAAAGATCATCGAATATATTGAAAAGCAGATGACGAAGGGAAATCTGTCCGTAAAGAAAGATATGTTGCCAGTGATCAAATATCAACCGGAGGGCAGTGAGAAAGAGCTTCCGCTGTATGTGGCATCTTCCATTGTTTCGGAAATTTCTCCGCTGCTGTTGGTGCTGAAATCCGGGATCAATTTTAATGCGATGATCATTGAAGAACCGGAAGCACATCTGCATCCAGAATTGCAGCAGAAAATGGCACGATTGCTTATTAATATGATGAATCTTGGGATTCCGGTATGGATCACTACGCACAGTGATACGATTTTACAGCATATCAATAACATGATGAAATTGAAAAACCATGTGCGGAGTAGTGAACTGCAGAAAGAATATGGATACCGGAAAGAAGATCTGCTTTCCAGAGAAGATGTTCAGATGTATCAGTTTGTTCCAGACAATAATGGAAAAACACACTTAGAAGCGCTGGAAGCAACAAAGTACGGATTCGTTGTGCCTACATTCAATAATGCCCTCGAAAAGATTGTAGAGGAAGTGTATGCATTTCAGGAGGACTGATAAATGGTAGAAGAACGGATTGCATATGGAATTGAGAAGTTTTTGGAAGAAGATTTTTTCCTTCCGGAAAATGATTCTTACTGCTTGGAGGAAAAGAGCGAATCTGGCAGAAGCGAGCTGCAGGTGACCATTCAGGGAGATAACTTATGCTGTGAAGATTATGATCACAAAGGGAAGTGTAATTTCCTTAAACGTGAAAGTCCCCTGAAATTACAAAGAAGTGTAGATCATGTGTTGCTTCAGAAAAAAGATGGAAAATGGATCTTGCATCTGATCGAAATGAAAAGTAAAGTTGATGATAAAAAGTGGCATGAGATAAAGCAAAAAACGCGTGCCAGCTATTTTAATGTCTGCGCATTGGAACGGGTGCTTGGGATACATATTGATGAGGTTGAGGTATATACAACCTATGAAACTACAGGATTTTGGCATTCGGAGCAAAGCGAAGATCCGAAAATCATTGTACCACTTCTTGGAAAACCGTTGCCACCAAAGCCGGAGAGCGAATGGGAGAATCAGTGTGGATGTTGGAGAAATCGTGCAGTTTCATCATCATGCCGTAAAAATGCAGCGGACAGAAGATGGGAGAAAACTGATCGGTGAACTGAACATTCAGTGATCAAAACACAAAGTAAATAAGCAGAATCTATATTGAGAGGGTACTCACAAAGATGTGGGTACTCTTTTCCATTTCTAAAAACACATAATTAGATCAACTTATGTCAAAAGCCAGGAATATTTATCAGAGTAATCAATGCACCATATTTGCCAAAATATAGATGGAAAAAGGCAGGCAGTATGGTAAAATGAAAGCAACAAGCAGCGGCAGGTAAAGAGTTTTTGGGATCATAAAAAATACAGAAGATTTTATGTGATCTATGCAAAAACCAGATCAGAAGGCCAGAACAGTAAAAGGGGGACAAGGCAGGTATGGTTATGAACAAAACAATTAAAAATGCAATGGAAGAATTGGAAGATTGGTTATCTGATCCAAGTGAATTGGAAAAGAAACCGGCGAAGATAGAATATACAAATGCATTTGCAGATGAGGACGGTATAAATTGTTTGGTTTTCAAGTATAAAAAGAATCTATTGGGGAAATGGTTATTGGGGATTGTAAGTGAATCCGGAACTTTCAGTGAAATGGGAGAATATAATCAGAAAACGGAAATTGATGATGCCAAAAGAATACTGGAAATGTTGAAGAACTATTGGAAAGAGATGGCGAAAAATTAG